TTCACATTTTCGTAAGCATTTAATATGTTAGCAGGTATCATTTTGTTTTCAGTTATTGTCTCCTTTTTCTCAGGCGCCCATTTATTTATCACCACATTCGCCCCCATCGCTCCTATAACGACCACAGGCCATTGCCAAAGTTCATGTTGCCAGGGAATCAACCAGTATAGTATGCTGCCATAATATGGCGTCATACAAACATTGCACGCGAACACTGCCGGGTGTATCGCGTCTGGCAAATGATCTTCCAGCCAATCACCTAGCTTGCCAAATATCTCGTCCGGTTGCATCGTGTAATGAATAGCCAGGACGAGTAAGGCGATTATGATGATTTGGTTGATCATTTATTAAAACGTTTCTTATGCGCCAATGACATCTTTAACTTGGTTTCAGGCGAAGCCTTCCTACCAATATTTATAAGCCGCAATTTTTCAATAGCTTCCTGTGTTAGTTTTCGACCCTTGTTTGGCGACGGTCTTCCTTTGTACAATTCAGACCTTCGTTTTCTGGCTTCATCACTCCACCCTTTATTATTCCCATTGGCCTTTCTCGTTGCCTCACGTTTAGCAATTGATTCTGGCGATAACTTCCTTCCTTTTAACGGATGAACCCCATCAGGATTAAATATTTTGATTGGCTTTTCTTTTTTAGGTTTCCTAAAATTAGTTTGAAGCGCCCTTTTCTGTTTAATCTTTAACTTTGCTTCATCGGTATGTGTCCTGCCTTTCATATAAGACGGTCGCCCTTTCATAGATAAGGATCGTTTCGCAACCGCTTCTTTTGATTTAGGCTTTCCTTTATGCCCCATTGATATCCTCTTTCTCGTTTCCTCTGAATGTCCACCATGCGATCCCGCATCTTTTAAATTCATCATTTCGAATCCGGCTTCCTTGAATTGATCAATACAAAACTGCTCGTAAAAAGTTAGTGTTTCTGCGCTTACATCGATTGGCAATTCATGGATAACCTCGAACTCATGAGCATGAATTCCGTATTTCATAAATGAACTATAAAGAACTCTCTGTTTCTGGCATGAAATAGATTTCCTGTAATTATAGAATCTTGTTTTTATATTGGTACTCTGCCCAATATAAACCCTTCCAGATGGTGATGTTATTTTATATATGCCTTTCATTTTTAGCCTATGCGGATTATCCCCGTTTGATTATCTCCACCATGATCAACCGTTATGCTCGTAACCGGGTAGGTATTAAACTTTATCTGCGTCATTATCCCAGCTGCCACATATTGCGTACCATCCCAATAGCTTACGGTCACATTCGGCGCATTACCATATTGCAATTGCATTGATGGGCCATAGCTAACCGTTGTGCTTGTTGCATGGAAGAATGGTATTATGGTTGGATTACAGCAACTCATGGGATACAATTGAAGTCGCAGCCTAAAGTATCTTTCTCATAATTGCCGCCTTTGATGGTGAAATTGATGCAATCATATTCCTGCGCCACCTTGAACTTTACCGGTTTGCATCCGCTGTCCTGTACCTGCAGCGTGAAATCGCCGGAATATTGAGTAAGCATACCCGGCGGAAGATCGGCAACAGCGATTTGCCAGAAGCCATCTGCATCGGTAGTGAATTCACCCTGATATTTGTTCCCGAATTTGTCAGTTATGATCCATATATAGTCCGTCAACGGGGATAATTGGGCAAAAACCTGGATCGATAGGTTACATTTCGCCAAAAAGTCCGTGAAACAACAGTCACAATTAACCATAACTCGTTAATTAATTAACTAAAGTTACAGTAATTTCAGAATAAGTTGAAAGAAATGAAAAGAAATGAAAATTGTGGCAATCTTACCCTGAACAAAAGTTTAGAGTGACAAGTCTTGGATGTTAACGGTTATCCAAAATGGAACTTCATATTCAAGGTCGGCAGCTACGCATTCGGCTTCCATATCCCAGTCCCAATCTGGGTTTACGATGCGACAGGTTTGATCACCATAGATTACGTCTATGTGGGTTGTTTTGCCATTATACTTTACCTCTTGACCTGGATAAAACTCCATGCTATTTGCCTCAGTTTTACGCATACATACAAGGTAATAATTAATTATTGCTTAAGAACCCAACGAAAGAACGTATTACATAGATACCGATAAGTATCCAATAAATCGGCCTGTTGCGCAGGATCTTCCCGGTCTCTCTTTTCGATGGTGCCATCCGCCAAGACGCGAACATTTTCGAAATCGAAGATTAGCCCTTTGCACTTCACGGGATCAATTGTCACATTTACCATGGCAAGTACCGCATTTGATAATACCTGGTTCTCTTTCAATTTCGGGTTTACGCTGGGTACCTTTAATTGGCTTATTCCCAAATTAAATTTCGATTTGATTACAGTATAGAAATTTAAATTGTCTTGAACAAGGGCTGTCGTATGCTGTCCGGTCGCGTCACCCGTTACCATCCATACAGCCCCGGGGTAATGGAGTAGTATATAATCGCAAAGGGCATATATATCGCTATTATCCAATTTAATAGTCTCAATTCCGTAGAGGTGGTTATTATACCATTGCCAAACAGATGCTGTAATCGGCGACTTGTTAAAGTCAAATGAAATCATCGTCTCATATGACCGATTCCAGGCTGTCGGCCCCAAATGTTTTGACCGATCAAATGCAAATATGAATGGTGAATTATTCTTACGACGGCCAGGCAGCCCCAATGTAAATACCCGATAATAGTAAGGGTCAATATTGGCCAGCATTTCCAGAAAGGCAATTCGCTCAGGGCTTACTTTTGGGTTGCTTTTATATGTCGTGTGGGTTGAAGTGTAGGTATACTGAAATGCTTTACCGTTGGGCAATTGAAATTTCCATGAATAGGTTCCATTTGGATTCTTCCCTGCAAAAAAGTTCTTCCATAGCCAGTGGTCTTCATAATCCCCATCGAACTCTGGATTGAACGAAACCCGTTGCTTTATCTTTGCGTTATTGGCTCGTAATGTGGTAGTTACGGTAATAAAATCGTCAAGCGTAAGTTGATTCCCTTCTTCGATCCAGCTATGGGAAGGATTTCGAGTGGATTTTATTGATTGCGGGTTGTCGCACCCTCGACCCAAGAACCGGTTACCGTTAATGCATTCAATAGTAAGAGGCGCAACCTTGAACGTGAATAAATGATCAATTCCCCAACTCTCGCAGATGTTTTTAATTGTCTCCCACTGACTTTCTTTAATTGAATTGAAAGTCTTTTTAATCAGCATGCATTTGAAGTAGGGCAGGCTTAAGCAGTCTTTAATCAATTGCTGTGCAATATCTTGCGACTTACCGCTATCGCGACCTCCCCAATAAAAATCAATATGGGCATCAGAGGTTAGTAGATGATGATAACATGGGAGAAATGCTTTTTTCGGGATATTAACCGTTATTTGGTTCGTCATCATCCGTAATGTTTACGTTGATTGTGGCGGCCTTCTGCTGATTATCTAATTCGAATATGCCCAAGTGCCGGCCCAGCTTTTCCAGCGCTGCAATCTTATCGTAGAGCTTAAATTGAATGCAAGTTTTTTTCCCCGATGCTTCGCCGGCCCCGCTGAATTCGGTAACTGTTTTTTTAATTGACTCAACGGCTGCGGCTTTATCGCGATTAATTTTAGTCAGGTCTTTGATTTCATTTTCTTCTTCAATATAATCTTGGATGTTCGAGAACCCCAATTTCTTCAATTCATCAATTACCTGCTGCGCAAGTCCTTCATTCTTATCGGATAAGTTTTTTTTTAGTTCCGCAATGTAATTTTTTACATTAAGCTTTGCTAAGAGTTGAGAGGATTGCTCATTAGCGGTTTTTTCACTGTACCCGGCCCTAATTGCTGCCTGAGTTCCATTGAGGTCTTTAATATATTCCTCACAAAACCTTTTTATTTTGGGGGTTAATTCATCCATTGGTTAGATAAAGTTAACTTATTTTCACTTTTTCCTGAAATTTCAATTAATTGTGGCACGGGGAACGTTTTCAACTTTTACGATTTTCTCCCGACAAAACAACCACTTTGCTTTTAAAGTTTGCATATTCAAACACCACCGCGTTCCATAAGTCTCATTAGTATTGGATGGCCGGTAATCTATTGTCCGGTAAACAGCTTCAGTGCCAGGTAATTTAAAGTATTCCATCAACCCCAGGCTCCCCAGATATATTGGTTTGGTTTCCATAATTCATTGCTTTTATCGCCCATCATTTCCAGGCATTACCTTCTTCGGCGCCTCAGGTAAAGGTCGCCAGTGAGTGGCTGTCAGTTCACCCATCATCTTTTCCCCGTCTGCGAACATGGCAACCCATCCGTTGCTCATTAGTCTGCCTTTTAATATCGCCCCTTCTGTGTTATAGACCATAACGTATTCACCGATCTGGGGTAGCCTGTCTTCGACGCTTATCCAGTTGTCGACCACGCTTTCGTCGAGCCATTCAGTATTATCCCACCTAAACTGATGATCCATGGCAATATCCCATCCACCATTATGTCCAAAATTTTTTGTTCGCTTTACACGACCAGTAGTTAAATTTCGAACGATAACTTGTATGTTTTTTCCCGGCAGCCGCGTTGTCGCCTTCACCCATACCGCGCCTGTCGCCTCCTTTCGCTCATTGATCGGGTCGGGGAGTTTGCCAGAGAACATAGCCTTTATTATTTGAGCATTCCTTTTCATCAGTTCCTCTTGTTCAGCTGGCGACAATGCATCGAATTTTACTTTGTCAGCTACAGCACACGGCTCACATTGCACCGCTCTCTTATCGCCATGAAACTTGTTGCCACATGTTGCGCATGTGCAATAATAACTTCCCGGCGCATATCCTCCTATTGGGTATTTGGTTTGCATGTTCGTTATTTAAGTGGGTTCATTAATTGAATACGCTTCTTAGGATGTATGGTCCTTGTCTTAAACCATTTACCGTCATACCCCTTAACCTCCCATACTTTATATGTGAAGTAATATGTGTCGATGCTGTACAGGTATTTCTTTTCCATTATTACTGATTTCAAATTTTAACACAAAGAGAAGCGGGGTATGGCGCTACTTGACTATGTTCATTCGGGTCATCATCACCAATCGGAAATTCGATCAGCAAAGCCTCGTCTTCTAAAATTTCAGAAACAGTACCTTCGTTATTTGGCTTGGCACCAGGAGGCGCAAACTTTTGTAGCATTATAAGCCCCTGATCCATTACGCGAACTTTGTCGCCTACTTGTAGTTCATTTTTCTTTCCCATTATTTATTGTTTGAGTTGGTTATATACTATTATGCTCAATCGACTTCCTCAGCAGTGCTTGCTTCTCTGTTTGTGTTGCTTCCCTTATTTCAGAAATACCACTCTTTACGCAATACAAGCTATCGCCGTGGTGAAAATTTTCAAAGCCCGCCCACTGGTGGAGGTAATCATAAAAGAAATAATTGCAGGTATCATCTCTTTTATACCTACCAACTACTTCGGTGCCTCCATAACTCAGGAAATATATCTTTCCGGGTTTCATTTCAATTTTACTCATTGTCCATCATTTAACGGGTTAGTGGTGTCAGTAACTTCTTCTAAATAATCGATCTGTATAATAGCCAACCCCTTCCCTTTTCGATTATCCCATTTTATTGACAAAGCTCGTTCGTAGTTTCTTGCCATTTTAACTGCAACTCCTTGGCGTTGTTTTACGCCTGGGTTATTGATAAGATATTCATTAGTATATTGAACCCTTACAGGGAAATTAATCTGGCTATTCATTGTTTATCCTCCTTTTGGTTTAGAAATTTATCCGATCCGCACTCTCTGCAACAACCGTTACGATCGGCATTAAATACCTTTTTGCAGTTTGGGCATATGCGATCCCCGTCTCCGGATAGGGCTTCATTGATAACAGGAACCCAATGATTTCCATTGGTTCCCGGCGCACTTAAATATGGAATAATTTGCTTCATAACTTTCTCGTACCTATCGCATTTGGCTTGGATGGATTTAAATCGGTTTATCACTTCAGATAATATCAAATCAGTATCGTGATTTGGACGGGCAGGAACTTGCATGGTGAAGGATTTGCCGCCAGTTTTTATAAGATCATTAAGGGCGCTTTCTGCTTTTTCAAAAAGCTCTGAATCTGTCAATGTACAATTATGGGGACTTTTATACATGGCTTCTATTTTTTGATCAACTTTATTTTTTATATCATCAGGCATGGAATTGATGCTTTCCGTGAATTCAGGAATTTCTTCGATCATAGGTTTGATCATTTTCTTATTTCGTTCCATCCAAAAATGTTTTTATTTCGTTATAAGTTATTGCGTCGTTTGTAGTCCTGCCAACTTTCCTCTTGCGCCGCTTCAGAGCAACCTATCATATTAAGCCGCATACTCAATTTATGGTTAGATTCCAGTAGCTTGTTTCGTCTCTCAATCTCCTGCTGCGCCTGGTGAAGTTTGGCAGCGTATTCGGTTAGTGCTTTGATTATTGGACCTTTTATTTTTTTGCTCATTGGTAAACCAAAAGAATAAGAATCAGCCTGTCTGGCCATTTCATCCAATTCATTATAAAGCGTTTCGGCGTCCTGAGATATTTTATTCAAAACCTCAACCGGTAATAGTGTGTTTGGGGAAGTCTCCATGTGATTTCATTTTTTGAATAACTTCAGGGTTTTCACTCTGTCGCTCAATTTTGTTTATAACACCCATCTCCTGGCAAATAATGAATGCGGGGAGATTGAATACTTTACTTTCGGTATGAATATGCATACTATCCCGATATGGCAGTTCAAGCCTTCCTGCCTTACACCAATTATCAAAGGTGCCTTTTCCGCCACTCGATGTGGTTTTGCTGAATGGAATAAATCTTAGCATATTATTGTCATCGCTGAAGGTATCAGAGGAATGCCTGTATACCAAACCATAAGTCCATTCAATACTATACCAATTGTCTTTTGATGTTCTCCTTAATCTCATTTCAAGTCTTGGGAATGGCATTTGTCTAAAGAAGTCATCGTTTTCAAATGCGGAATGATGCTGCCACGAATGATTTGCGTAATCTAAATCAGCGGTTAGCGCATCAACCTTATTTTCAAGTTCGGTAATCAGATCATCTTTTTCAGATATGATTTCATTGAGACGTTCTTCGAGTGTTAGCTTATCCATTACTTACCTCCTTGTATTTGGCGAGAGCGGTTTCGGCTGCATTTCTTTCGGGTGTGCCTGGATTGGTCATTCTGAAAATAAATTCCAATGCCTCCACAAGCCCTTGCGCCTTTTCTGCCTCATATACTGCGCCTGCTTGATAACCAGCTCTTATGTATCCGGTTTTTACTGGCCCTGCTTCCTCTGGTATTGCACGAGCATCAGCCTGTATTCGCCATAACGTTTCTTTACTTATGTTGCTCATTTGATTGTTGTTTATACTCAATGAATGTGTCTGGTTTCCAGCATGTAGAAGGAATGCCATTTATTTTGAAGGTGCTTATCTTTGGTTGAATGTAAATATCAGGACAGAGATTAGACCAATGACCAGCCGTGTATTCCACTTCACTAATAAACGCCTTCTCTCCCTTTGCATGCATTAAATGACCGCCAATGGTGATTATATCACTAGCAAACGTGACTTCTTTGTATATCATGTCATAGAAGTGATCTTTTTCTTCGGAGGCCTTAAGAAGAAATTTCATCCCAGATAATTTACAAGTGGTGAATCTTTCCCGCTATTGTCGTAGAAACTATTCCAGCCAGGATAAGTGCAAAATATTTTAGAGGCCACCCTTATACTCCTTACTGCTGCTCTTTTTGTGGTATACGTCTCAGAACTGCGGGCGATCTCCCGGCCATTGGAAGCGACAATGTTCCAATAATATTCAGATCGATATTGAAACTTGGCTCCAACCTTTCTTTTTACAATTGTCTTGTAAAGGTGGATGCCGGGGGTGTTTTTAGTCTTTGGCATGGGTGGTTATTTCGTGAAGTTTTAATTTTTCTACTAATTTCTGCAAATTGTAAATCGACCTATGATGACACATGTTCGCCTTCCCTCTTACATATTCTTCCCTCCATATCTTGACTGAATACCAGTTTATATTGAACCAATGTTCTATATCATGGTAAGTATTATGCTTTGAAATATTGCAAAGCCCATATATGGCTACTCCGTTATTGGTGTGAATCCTAATATCTGAAACGCCGGGAGTGTGCCATTCTCCATCATCAAGTGCGCAATTCAAAATATCAGCAATATCTTCAATAGTCCATTTTTCAAAAGCGACTTTCTTTTCTTCCATCTGACATCTTTTTTATTATCAAATAATTTTTATCCCTATCACATCCTTTCGAGGTGAGCAGCGTTTCAAACGACTGCACCGGATCAGGAAAAGGAATATCGTGGTGAAAGCCTTGCGAGTAGTCTTTGAAGCCTTCACCATCTCGCTCGACGATCTCATGGGCATGATCACATGTCACCTCCTTACTGGTGCAGACGATCGACCAAGTTCCTGGTGGAAGTACTATTCGCTGACCGATTGCAAAAAAATTCAGGTCAGTGTCGTAAAATATTCTCCTTTTTAAACGAGCCGATTTGCCTATTCGGAAATTTTTTGTCCCTTCCGGCACCTCAACGGCCCAATACTGTTCCCTTAGATTTGTCATTTTTAAATATTTTATTCAACACCCAACACAACCCCAATACCAGCCCGACGACCGTAAAGAACACGACATACGCCGCGACGATAAGGCACAGGCAGAGGAAGAATTGGCAGGTTGTCATGGGGTGGTGGTTAATGGTTTACCGGTAGTTGAAAGAACCTTGAAGGAAATAACCCAGACCCAGGGATTGGCGTCTAATGATTCACGGCCATTTATTGACTCCCATAGTGATTCAAAACTAGATTTTGCAGTGAAAGCCGGAAACCCTTCACCATCGGGGGCTCTGTAATTCCACCAATTCCCAATTTCGCAGCATTGATCTTTACAATTCAGCGAAGGGCATCCGTCATTAGTTTCACAATGAGCAGGTTTTACTCCTTCTGCTTTCGCATCTTCCTCGCTGATGTCCTGTAATCGCTCCACGCACACATTAGTCACCTGCAACCAGATCCGGGCGGCTTCCTTTGGCATGTGGATCGATGGGCGCCACTTATCAGCAAGGTTGACGGTTTCGGTTGCTTTGTATTCAATACGGTCAGGACCGAAATCTTGCTTAATACCACGCCAAGTTTCCCGGACCCAAAGAAGATCGCCAGCCTGACTATAAGGGCATTTAATCGCAACTCTTTCGCCATGACCTTCAAACCAAAATATATCGGCCGGCTTGAAAGGCGAATCAACCTCAACTAGACTCCACTTGCCGGGATTTGCATTTACTAATTCTAATCCTTTCAGGCGCCTGGTCATAGTCTTTCGCCCATCCAGTTCTGCTTGCACCATAGCAGTACTAAACAGCATCGGAATTTCTTTCATAATTATTTTTTTAGCTGGTTCAGGTAATTTCATCCACGCAATAACAAAAGTAGTTCTTGGCCTACCATACAAAAGCCAATGACCTTTATCATCAATATGAACTATCTCTACCCACTTATCAACAGGGGATTCTATCGTTGCTAAAACATATGACCATGGTTCCGGCAATTGATCCGAAGGCTTTATCCATTTATCCTCCATTTGCAATACCTAACGGTGATTTGTTTGAATAAACAGCAACCGGCCTGGGCTCTTTTGCTTCGTCATCCTTGTCTTCCATAAACTTGCTTATTCTTTCTCCCTTATAGCCCACCTTTTCAGCATAAAGTATTTCTACCTTTGCAGACTCAATTATAACCTGGCCTACCTGAGATACAGCTTTTGCCTTTTCGATCTCACTCTTGAGTTGTTCCGGTGTAATATCTTTCTCTCCAAGTCTTTCCAGTGCAGCAAACATGTGATCGCGTAAATCACTAATTTTATTTTTCATTTGATAACTGTTTAAGTCGTTTATTTATTTGGCGATTAAGGGCGCCACGCAATTGAATTATTTTGAATATTTCATGGCCGAATCTGTGTGCGCTATTCCTTATTATGAGATCAGCATTGCTTATGATTTCCAGGTTGTCAAGGTTGCAGTTCAGTGTATTGCTATCCTTAAACACTATGTTAAAACCTTTAGGGATGGGGCCGTGAGCCTGTTCCCAAATAAATCTATGCAGGTACTTAGGTCTATTAGCAGCCAGGAAGATGACCAGGTATGGCTTTTCCCCTTTCTTCTGCCGCTTACTGATCTCAAACTTTTGCCTTGTATTCCATGGTAGCCTGCCTTGTTTAAATTGAGTAGCCCTCATATTCTCCCGCTGATCTTTCCCCATCCATTGCTCAATCGACCTGCCTTTATTGAAGGCGGCCATTCCTTTTTTAAATATGTTATCTTTAACAAACTGTGCTTTAATATTGTCGGGAACCGTTAATCCTAATATAGGCATCCGCTGCCTCGCCGCTCCTTTCGACCTGCCAAATAGCCTTGATATAAAAGAAGCCGGTAAACTGAGGTAATGATCCTCAATAAATTGATCTTCTTCTTTGGTAAAGCGTCTCATAATTTTAATTTATTTCACCTCCCACTCCTTCAATTCAACCGTATTACCCACCTGACACGCGATATAAGCCTCGCCACCAGCTTTCTTTATATCGTTGAGGAAAAGTATCTGATCGGGCGAAAGGCGGTCATTTAAGGTTTTCACCTCGCAGGCGACCCAGCGCGCGTCCTTGGTTATGCCGATGATGTCGCTGACCCCACGCCGGCCAATGAACGTCCTACCACGAACGGCAATATTGTTTTGGCGCCAGCAATCATGACCCCGCCAGGCGAGTTCCTTTAGCGCTGAGGCGCGGATTGCGTCTTTGGTTAGGGGTATAGGTGGTTTACTTTTCATTATAAAACATTCCGAATTTTTGTTTCAGTCGTTTATTGGCAATTGTGATATATGCCGGGTTCAATTCAAAACCGATGAATTGTCTACCATGAGATAATGATACCAGGGCAGTAGTTCCGGCGCCAATAAATGGATCAAGCACAATACCATCTTTGGGGCAGCCAGCCAAAATACATGGTGTTATAAGCTCTTCAGGGAAGGTGGCAAAGTGAGCTTCAGGAAACTGCGCTGGTGCAACATTCCAAACGTCTCTCTTATTACGCATGCCAGTTAAACTTGGAGCATTACCATGAGAATCATTTTCGACAATTTGACTGTTATCAAAAGATTGATTCTTTGTATATTTTCCACCCCCGCGGAAGGTCTTTCGATTTCCTTTACCCCCATGCTTACCATTCATTTTTTCGGCATCCTTAAATCCTGCAGGCCTTATTCCTCCATTTATAATAGTAGGCATACTTTTGTTTTCTTCTTTCTGTCTTGCCTTCCTGGCTGCAGTACCGGTCCCATCAACGTCATAAATGGCTGGCTCTTTTATTGCTTCTTGGTCATAATAGTATTTTGTAGATTTGCTTAGAAGGAATATATATTCATGTGATCGTGTTGGTCTGTCAGTTACACTTTCTGGCATGCAATTCTTTTTTGCCCAAATAATATCTGATCGTAAATACCAACCAGCTGAACGTAGAGCAAATGCTACCATCCAGGGGATGCCAACAAGGTCTTTTGGTTTTAAACCGATTACAGGTTTTCTCCTATTGTTATCCCCTGTTATCTTTTTGCCTATATCGTGTTCGTTTATACTTCCCCCGCCCCCGCCTCTACCAGAGGCTGCGTAACTATCGCCCAAGTTTAACCATAATGTTCCGCATGGTTTCAACACCCTTTTAACTTCCTCAAACACAAAAACCATTTTCTGCACATATTCTTCAGGTGTTTTTTCAAGGCCCAACTGGCCCGCCACACCATAATCCCGAAGTCCCCAATATGGCGGACTTGTCACGCAACAGTCAATGCTGTTATCAGCCAACGGCCATGGGGTATTCAAAACATTGTATTGTATGATCCTATTAGTGTCCATAATCAAAAAATAAAATATTTCTTACCGTATTCTTTCTCCTGTTCCTTCTTCCTCGCCCGGGCCTTCCTCTCGCATTCCTTGCACATGCTATCCCTGCCGTCTTTCTTCTCCGTTTTTCTCGCGAAGGCGGATAGCGGTAACGGGATGTGGCAGTGGGTGCAGGATTTGGTGGTCATTTTTGTTTCCTCCTATCTTCTCCTGTCAGGTCAACCACATTGAACATCTCTCGCATCCGGCTCGCAACACGAACCCCATAATGATCCTCCAACCCTTTAAAGTTTAAGTTGGTAGTTATAATAATGTGATTGTAGCATTTTGATTTTAAATAACTTTTTTCGATAAAATTTTTGAACCACAACTTGATTGTACCGAAATGTTTTACCTCTGCTTCTTCAGTACCAACATCATCCAGGTAAATTATTTTCTTTCCATCCATATCAATTTTGTAACTACCATCTTCCTCAACCTTGTCTGTAATTTCAAGCATGGAAAGAGTAAGTATAGGGTTCAAACCGTTATCCTCGGCACATCGAACAAGGTGCGTCTTACCTGTGCCAGTGGGACCGCGGATCAGCAACCCTTTAAGCCGATCAAAGCCAAGATCAGTGGCAAACCTATCATCCCGCGCAAGGAAGAAACAAAGGGCCTTTAGGGCCGGCATGTTGTCTTGAGTTTCATCGAGTACTTTGCCAAATAAATGAAAACTGTTATACTTGATTAGCTTGTAAATACGCCCATATCCCCAGTACTGCGATAACTCTTTCAGTCGCAAAAGCTCTCTCTCTTTGTCGGCCTGACGTTGTGAAATCTGCCATATCTGTTGATTCTTTGCCGTGTTGGCGAGGTTCAAAACTTTTTGCCGATCAATTCGTTCCTCCCAGTTAACCTGACTCAGCTTAAATTCAATTTCCTCATGAGTCTTAAGCACACGCCTCATTTTCCAGGCCATGAACTTTTTTGCCTGCTCAACAGCATAGGCCACTGCCCTTTCTTCCTCTTTCGGGGTTAGTAAATAAGGGTCCGCGGGAATCGGGTCAGTCGGGGATAAAGTCGCGGCCAATTTGTTTAGTTCCTGGTTTAACATTACGATAAGATTTTTCGTCCATCAACCATTTTTCAAATCCGGCATAAAGTGACTTTTTTGATCGTGGATATTTTTCATTTTCAATCATGCTTAAGTGATATTTTTTCAAAACGCGGCGCCCAGTCTCTTCGTCTTTTTGCGCCGCCATGCAAATTTTTTGAAAATAAATTTGGTTGTTAGTTAGTTCCTTTTCGATATCATAGCACTGACTAACTTCGCCGTAATCATTTATTTCGGGTGGCGGCTCTCCTTTCCTTTCCTTTTCTTTACTCTCCTTTCCTTTACTTTGTGGAGTTTCTTCCGGCTTTTTTTTAGTTTCTTCCGGCTTATCGGCGTCAATAACCAATGGAATGCGAATCTTTTCATCTATTATACAGTCCTTTCGCTTGCGTGTTGCATCTTTCCATGTTTCTTGGATACGCGCTGAAGTAAGAATTTGAAACGAATCAAACACGGCCTTGTCAAATAAACCCCATTTGATTAACCTCGGTACAACCTCATTAGTGAAACTCACTGAGAAACCACAATAATCGTAACGTCTCAGGAACCTCAGTTGTACTTCTTCATTCCATTCAGTATAATACCCATTCGTCTTATAAATCCATGCACAAAGTTTTGTATACAGTATTTCGCCCTTAATTTGAAATTCACCTATGATCATTCCCAATTTATCGTCCTGATCCAAGTCTACGTCATACGGAAAGTAGTCTATGCCTTGTCGAGTCGGTCTTGCCACAATAACAGTTTTATAGGTTTGATTTGTGGCACGGATTAAATGTATGATAGGGTTATTTCTGCCTAACAAACTCGGGCGACCAATATTCGCCCATGGCTGTTGCAGGGAATCTTACAACGTATTTATTTGCTCCTGGATCATGGTTGATTATTTTACCTTCTCTTTTGTTGCCTTGCTGGTCTGTTACAATTACTATTGAATCAATTCGAATTGTTAGCTTATTATCCTGCATAAATTGAGTTTTAAAACATTTTAGATTGATCAGCCTCCGCGTGCTTCGTTGGGATATACCCGGCCTCGCGTAGCACCTTGAATAAATTATCCACCGCATCCCATTTCATTCGCAGCTCTGATAGCGCCTTTTTGATCTGATCACCATTGCCTTGCTTCTTAACTATGTTATAGGACTTCTGCGTATCCCTGGCTTGTTCCACTATTGCCATCAGGCGTTCGAGTTGCTGGCGGTCTGTCATGGCGTTGATTTAAATGTGATTGTCAATGATTTGCTTCTTTATGATTTCAATTTCATCCCTGACGCTTTCCACCACCTTTATAAAATCTTTAATGAGATTCTTACTATGAATTACTGTAGTGTGATCACGACCGAATAATTTTCCTATTGCTAAATATGTCAAGTCTGTGTATTCGGTAAGAAAGTACATTATTATTTGTCGGGGGTAAACAATCGATCGTGTTTTTGAATTATTCTGTAAGGCAGTAAATTCGATTCGGAAATAATCGCATATAGTTTTAATAATAATATCCTGCTCAAACCTTGAAAGCAATCTTGATCGATCCCTATTAATCGACTTCTGTACACCAGGGATTGCCATATAATTCAATATTGTGTTCATATAAAACGGGTTGGGTCACTTCAAATTATTTCTAGATCACTGCCTAACTAATACCACGCTTTTAAACAGCTCAATTTCTTTAGCCATGATTTCGTCACGAATCTTTATTTCAAGCTCCGCCAGGTCTTGGGATGCAAGCCAGCAAATAATTCCACCATCATGCGGCTCAAATTCGATTTCTACAGGGAAAGAAGAAGGGTCGAAGCCTTTGTAAATGGGAATATTTAAAACAAAGTTGTAAGTGAGATTTGTCTTGCAGCTTTCGATTTTCTTAAGGGCAGCGGAGCCCTTGAAATCGTTCATACTTTGAAATTCGATTTCAGTTTTAGCTTCAAACTTTTTCAGCTGATCAAGAATAACAGCGTGGTCTTCTCTGTTTTGAAAATAGGCACGTTTCAATTTGAGCATTTTATATAGCTCTTGAACGCCGTATTTCTTATTCCGGTTAATACCGAAATCAACGAATTCTTTGAAGTGTTCCAGTTTACCAGAAACATATTCAGCAAACTCGCTGGTTTCATTTATAACCAAACTTATTGATAACTTTTCGATATCGATAATAACATGAGTGAGGTGTAATTTGTCTGATATCTGCGGTTGCCGTTTAGTGAAATATTCGCCAGGAGCCTGGATGTTACCTGAGATAAGAACTTTACGGGGAGGATAAATCTTTTCTGCCTCGCCGGTGCGAATTACTAATGTATCGCCGGATGGGACAATTGTGAGCTTCTGATCCATTTATAGATTTTGAATGGTGAATAATTATTTTAAATCTAAATGGCCCTGCAGTTCAGCCATTAACATTTTCCGGTCACCCACTTTGAAACCGTCTTCGTTGTATAATTCCATGATACGGTTATCGTAATCCGGGATTAAGTATACGTCCTGATCGCGATCAACGAACCCGTCTTTGGTCTGCTTTAAAAGAACTTTGTTTTCCTTTTCAAGAGGTTTCATTTTACTTTTATAATCCTCTTTTATTTCATTCAGCGCAGCTTCCAATTCATAGTTTTTGCGCAGGTTTGATGAAATAGTACTATTCATTTCGTTGATTTCATCTTCTGAAAATACATGCCTAATTACTTCAGTTTGCTTTTTTGTAGCAAGGTTGAGTATGCTGGCGTTTTGGTTTACTGTTGACATCTTATTTCAATTTTGGTTTGACTGGATTGGGTAGGATTAAACGCAAATGGTCTCCCCCTTCGCTTCCTCATAATTATCAACCACCACATTATCACGAAGCAGTATGCAGTTCTTATCAGCCACTTTTGTTTTGCCAACCATCTCAACAACAAGTTGGAAGCCTTTGCCAGTTAGGTATTCTTCGATCTCCTTTTGCTTTTCGTCGTCCATAAGGTTGAAGTCCTGCAGGAAAACATATTTCAGTTCCGGCTGAGTAGTGGCAATAAGAACAGGAATGATTTTAAGGAGTTCACCAGTAGAGAAGTATTCGGCTTTAATCGGCTTGCCGTTGAGAAGCAGTTCGCCATCTTCGCCAACTGTGAGATTTGAGAAGGGGAATTTGAAAGACTTTATGTATTCCAGGCGCTCTGTTTCGATCTTCGTTTGCGCCTCTTTGTTCGCCTTAAGCTCGGCTTCTTTGGCTTCCTTTTGTGCTTTCTTCTGCAGGTATTGTTCGTAAAGGAGTGCATTGTTATTCGTTTCACCGGCGGCAATGATCTGCTGATCGATGGCATCGAGTTCAGCGCGGTCGGGGAGTTCGATAATGTAGGTAGGTTCAGCAGGGTACAGCTGTTCCGAGTTCTTTGTTTCTTCAGGCTGGCCCAACGATTTTATCCATTCGCTTACTTCATATCCGCCATAACCAAGGCCTTCCAATTGCGAATATAATTTATTGGCCTGTTCAATGGTGTTCGCCAGGATAATCTGCTTATTGTTAAACTCGTTGCATTCGGAATCAACAACATCACATGCCGCTTCCCATGCTTTTTTAGTCGCTTCGTTCGCCTTTTTGTTTTCCAGGTACTTTGCATTCAACTTATCAGCTATCTCACTCTTTTGGGCTTGTAATGCACTCACATCCACCCTATCTACTTTCTCCACTTCCGCCAATTCACCGAATGACCGGTATACTGCATTGATTTCGGTAAACTCCTTTTTCTTTGCTGCCAGCTTATCATCGAATTGCTTCGTATCGATACCCAGCGCTTTAGCCTGGTCTTTAGCCGATAGTTCCAGAAACCGTTTAGGGCTGATAAGGAAAATATTGAACAGAGAATTCAACCATTCCTGATCAAGTTGGCCGTAACTATCAGGTGCTTCAATCTGAAGCTCGCTACCAGTCTTTGTAATCTTCCGGCTGATCTTAATTTCAGCGTTTCCATTCTTTTCGTCAATAAGAATGATGTGATTCTTTGATGTGGCACCAGCATTGCCAATGAATCTAAATCGTTCGGCAATTACCGGGCTAGTACCATTCGTTGCCTTTTCGGCTATACCCTGAAAAATTGCTTGTACGCCGGTTAGACCTAATGTGCTTTTTCCTGAGCCGTTCTTCCCAACATAATAATTGACATTTGGGTCAAGGTTAATTGTAACCTTACCATAGTTAGCGAAATTATTAAGTGATATTTCTTTTATTTTCATGGCTTACCAGTTGTTAGTTTTTCTCTTTGAAAAGTCAATAACTATTTTCGGGATAAGATCATTGCTTCCCTTAAAGGTCCCGGTTAGGGATGCTAGTATTGCATCCGCTATTTGTGAACTACCGGCTTTAGATTGCATGACCTTTATCAATGCATCTTTAATAGGAAGGGCGCCCGCATCCAATTGCCTTTTTAATTCCTCATTTATGGCGCCTTCAATTATTTTTGTAACATGATGATCGATCCAGTTATTTTTATTCTCACTTGAATAACTGGAAACCTGCCCTTTATCATCAACTTTTGTATAGCAGATTTTATGAAGCAGGGATTCAACTATTTTATCAGCGCCTCCCAATGCCGCCAATACTGCTTCCTGTATTTTGGCGGCAACTATTGGCTGAGTAACTTCTTTGGGAATTGAAAGATTTACAAGTGATGAATTATGATCTGTCATTTTATTTTTTTGAGAGATTAAACAATGAGTGAATTTGCATTCTGAACAACTGTTGCGTTTACTTCCTTATCGTGCGAAGCGATCAACACCGGGTTATTCAAAACATCTGTAAAAATGATTTTCCGCAGCAGTTCAACCGCCTTATGCAACCGCTCATCGAGTTCTTTGCAGTACGCTTTATCATACGGCACTTCAAGAACCTTTAACTGAACGCAGCGCTCCAGCGGCCGGGGATCATAGCTGACGAAATAACCATGATGCAGGCCGGTGCACATCATATTGAACTGCAGTTGGGCATAGTACAACGGCTTCACATCTTTCAGGTCTTCGCCTGTCTTCATGCGCCAGTACTTTATGTGATGCGTTGAGACCTCGGGGCATTTGATTTCCACCACTGACTTATGCGGTACCAGTCCATCAGGCGAACCACCGGCCCATTGTTTCACCGGGCCATAAGGAAAGAATTTGCCATTGGCTTTCCCATAGTAATCAAACTCTCCTTTCATGCGTTCGCTGAAAAGGGCGGCAGCTTCCGGTTCATGGGTGTTTCCCCATTCTATCGCCCGCAGGCCATCCAGATCAGAAACCTGTTCCTGGTTGAATATCTCGGCCGCCCGGCTTTCGATATAGGTAATGGCGCCGTCACCGAAGTATTGGTCTTTGCTGCGTCCCTTAACCATCAGTTTCCCGATTTCGGAGGCTGTGAACTTTCCCAGCCGTTCCGTTTTCCATTCCTTATCCGTCATTTCAAAGCGTTTAAGGCGTTATTCATGTTGTTGGCCTTCTGCTCCACGGAATTTATTTCAGCGGCCGCAATGTCTTCTGATTCATCAGTAGTCCCCATTCCCATAAGAACATCAGGAGCATATAGCCGACCGAAGAAAGCAGCGGCACGATAACGGAACATTAATTCCGGCATTGTCTTCCATTTACTGCCTCCTTTAGTTGTCCATCCTTCTGCCGTCGCCATCTTCCAGGTAACCTTTGGCCCTTCCAAGATTTCACCACTACTGTCTTTCGCCCATGCTGTACAGCCGTATTCGTCGCCGTCGCCATCCATTTTGAAGCGAAGGGGGCTGAAGCGTTTACAGCTGTTTAAAGCCGATATAATAAACTGGCTGCTCCATGATGGCCGGCCTTGAATGATGTTCAGGTTTTGCATTACCATGAGCGGAGAAGCGCCGATGCGGTTCGCCATTTCCAGGGCGATCATGATGTTGGGAATATTGTTCTGGTATTCTTTCGGAACCAGGCTGGAAGTGGTCATCATTTTGGCGACCCGTTGCGAATGCTCGAATATAGCCTTGTCGGCGAAAACCGGCATAGCGGGCAGCATTGTCAGTGCTTGTTCACTTACGATAGCTGGGACTGTAGCGGAAGGTTGCGCCTCTGTAACAACCTGTGCGGTTGCTTCTGCTGCTGGCGCCTGCGCTTTTTCATCAAATGGTAGTTGTTGTTTATTTTCCATAATTTTACTTTCGATTTATGTAGTTTGATGATTTGTTTTTAAATAGGCCCGGCCTTCACCGGGCCCTCACTTCGCGGGTTGCTTACCCTTCTGTGCCTTCGCTTTCCTGTGTTGTTTCTTCAGCGGCTTGCTGTGCTGCCGGTTCGCCTGCTGCTTCCTGTGTTGCTTCCTCCTGTTTTACCGGTGGATCGATGTTGTACATGGTATTGAGAGCCGGACTGTCCGCCGGCGGGATTACATCATGGATGTTGCCGATGACCTCAAATTGCTCTTCATCTTCTCGTTGTCTTCTGAATTTATTATTAAGCCCAATCAACTCCATATGCGCTTCTTTATCATCCAACCATTCTACAAAAAAACAACCTAACTTAAAGATTACAATGCCTTCACCATAACCGCATTTTACTATATCTCCTTCAAAAATCATATTCCCGTTCTTGTCTTTAAGTCCGGTGTATTGGCCGACGGTTTCGGGAATAACATCATTTTTCGAAATTGAGTAATCATCAGCAAATCGTTCGTGAATTTGGCATTGAACATATTTTTCATTCACATCAATTTCAGATTGAAGTAATGAGCCGTACACCCACTCGTCATTATCTTCCCGTTTACCTCTGAATAAATATTCGCGCATATACTAAATTGTTTTATTCGAAAATGTGCCAAACAAAGCCGTTGATATGAATCGTCGATATGTGACTTTTAAACAACCACAACTCAGTTAAAGGGTTGCCCGTGCCCGCTACATAAAACTTTCTGGTTTCCTTCGCCCAGTCCGTATTGACCATAGCCCATAAGAATGGCGTGTTATTTTGGGCGTCTATTCGCAGAATCCTTGCCCTTTCCGGCATTTCGATTGCAACCGTATCAGCAATCTGAAACTGATATTTATAAATTGTTATCATACTTTACTTTTTAAAAACCACCCGGCCAGTCTCCGGGTGGAACCATTAACCAATAAACCTTTCGCAAAAACTTCTTTAAAGAAGCCAGATTGAGAACAACCCGGCCTATGTTGATCGTACCCTTGAAAAATACCTTTCCATATCAATTTCTTTTCGGTCGCCATACTATCAGGTAATAACCAGCAATCAACATGCAGGCCACTGAGATCACGTGTTGTATGAATTCTTTAGTTATCATCCTTATCTTTCTTGATCCATACAAACCCTATAACGAGTACCGCCATTATCAGCAACATGACTATAACAGCGCCATATATATTCTGATGTCTCATATAATTTCGATATAAGGCCTTTCAGATAATTCGTAGTCTTCGTAGTGGCCGGGTAGGTCGTCGCAGGGTACGGGATCTTCGTTGTCGTTAAACATGCGGTTGTGCTTGCGGACTATGAGCACTACTGCGGTTGCTGCTATTGCAGCCAGTCCGATTGATGAGTAAAAAATAATTTCCATGAGTTGGGGATTTAAATTTGCCGCTCGCTTACCCGGAGCGGCTTAGGGGCGTACCTCTATTAGTGTTTCGGCTTAACATCATTTCAATCCTACAATGCACTCTTTGTATAGTACAAGGGAAACAATGCTTAGGTACTTACTCTCGCCTTCATCATGCTTTTCTGTTGCCACCTTACTCAGCACTCAGGCTACCATGAACCGCCATTTATGAGTTATCAGCAAAGCCGGTCTGTTGATGTTGCAGACCGTTAGGTTATCAGCCTGCTTTGCTAACTATTTAAAAGAACTTTAATTTCGTTGCGGTCGCCGGATTCGAACCGGACTGTAAGGTTATGAGCCTTACCTGCTACCAATTACATTACCCCGCAGTCACCCGGTTCGGATTTTTACCCCGCAGATCCGGTTAACTGCGGCCCGTCCTTCCATGTAATTACTTTATAAAGGGCGCTATCGCCTGCGCTATTGTCGGATGAATGTTGTTCATGTTGATCCCATTCGTCTCTGTACCGCTCCAATCATACTCCATCGCAGTCCGGTATATCTCCCGCCAGTCCACTAGGTCAATGATCTTGTTGATCTGTGGCTCGAAAAGGTGCATCAGGATACCAGTTACCGGTAGCTTGCCACCCATAGAATGAATCCAAATACTTTTGATCTCGCGTACTGTGTTGATCGATGGTGTGTAGTACACGCTGATCTCGATCGTCTGGCCATTGTGGGCTATTGAGTGGGTGAGGAGCATGGTGGTTAATTTCAGAGTTTAGACAAAAGAGCATCGGCATAAATAAGAGCGGTGATCGCAAAGTTTTCTACCGTTGGTAGCGTTTTAGGGTCATCAGGATTGTTATAAATAGGATTCGCCATAAGCCCCTGCAGCGCAATTCCTGCAAAGTATTCTCGTTTTGTCAGGCCCGCCATTGGTAGGCTATATTGCTTTGGATCGCTAGGCATTTGTGGTCTATAATCATTATTGCCAATCTGCTGCATCATGACGGGATAAACTGGCTGATCTTTGTTGTCAATTGCGCATGCCATATTATGCTGGTTAAAGGGTTAACGTTTCGGTTTCGCCGCGCAGGTAGGCGATAAGGTTCGCGTTTTGGGCTTCGGGCTGCTGCGTATATACCTCAATCGGTGACCACCGCGTTTCATTATAGGAATGAACTATTTTCATATTTGTGAAACTTCTAGTTGTATAATAAACAGGTGCGCAATTTTGAATTAATTCTATTGCCCTTTCAGAAAAACACGAACCCGTGGTAAGCCCATATATACAAGCGGTCGCAATATTTGGATGAAGTTGTTCTATATCCAACCTCTCCCTTTCCTCCTTCGTCGCGTAAATCCTAAGCGCTTCCGCTTCTTTGCGGACGTCTTCCTTCAGTTGTTCGAATGTGTATGCCATATTACTGGGTTAAAAGATTCATGATCCTCTCACAGGCGCGTATCGCTTCTTCTCTCGTTAGGGTTACGGTTTGGTCTTTCATTTGTAGGGGGTTACAGGTTAGTCACAGGGGTAATAGTTTCAGGCTTTGCCGTTAATTCTTTCAACTTTTCAATCATGCGCGGCTCATCATAATAATAGTTGGTACAAATATTATCAGCCTCGGCACGATGATCAAAAGGGATATAAATAACCTTCTCAATTGTATAGGGAGTCAACCCAACTACTGCCACTACTTTGCCGTCCTTTTCACGGGCCAGATTAATAAGAGCACCTTTGTATTCAAAAGGGAGACCAAATGAAACAGAACAAGCTGCTGTATTGTAGTTGATATTAAAGCTGATTAATTTCATGGCAATGAGTTTAGTGGTTACTGACAGATATAATTGATGAAGTAAATAGCGCCGTAAATGGCCGCGCCAATTAAAACTGTGTAGAACTTTTTCATGATATTTTTTTAAGGGGTTACGATGCCTTGTTTATAATGAACCGCTCTGGTATGCTTTCTAACTTATACAACCAGCCGCCTGTCTCACTGCGTTTGAACTCGATGATCTTACTTTCCCGCGCTTGTCTCAGCTTCTCACGATCCCAGCCGGTTAGATCAGTCACCCAGCTAACGGTCACCCAGGTTTCTTTTTTGCTGGCAACCAGTTGGTTCAACTTCTTATTAAGGCGTTCAAATTCGCGCTTGATCTCCTGATCCATTGGATAATGATTTATAATGTTCAACCAATTTTGCAGCGAATTCGCGGAACAGTGCAATACCTTTTTCATCGTTGGGGTCGATTTGGATATCAGGGTTCACGTCATCGGGTTTGCAATCTACATATACGCCCACCCCATATGCCTCAACAGGCCATGTGATGGCCGCTTCCGTTGACTTTATCAAATCAGTTAATTTCGAGTATTTGTACATGTGATTTTCTTTACTTGTTTCCTGTAATAGATTTCTCCAATTGTCCAGGATATGGCGGCTACTGCTGCGATTTCGATAATGAATTCTAACATGGGTACGATATTTAAAGGGTTACGATTCTTGTTCTTCTGCATTGTCCTTGCCTTCAACTGCCTCTATCAACTCACGGAACGCTTCCTCAACTATCAGGTTGATTATGCGGTCATCGTTATTGGTTATATGAAGTTGCTCTGGCATAAGGAAATGTTAATTGAGTTGTAGCATACTTGCATGGATGTAATAAAATCACATTCTTGTGCGACTATTTTGCTGTTGCGGCCGGTTCGGTCTTTTCTTCTTCCAATATCTGTTCATCAGTCAATCCAGTTTCTTCCCTGATTACCTTAAGAGCTGCAGCCTTTGTCAAGTTGTCATCATTAGTATTGATATACCTATAGATTGTGCTCTCTGCAACATCGCCCAGGGCGGCCATAAGCTCTCTGCGTACAGCAGGCGTGTTAATCAATTCTAGTGCTTGTTTTGTGATTCTCATTTTTAAAACTTATTTTGCTATCAATTGTGATAGCAAACATAGGTTGAATAATTCAACCTTACAACTACTTTTTCAACTTTAGAAAAGATTGAATAATTCAACCTTTTAATTAGATGAAATCTAAAAAGGACGTTCAAGCCTTGATCAAATTGATTAAAGGAAAGACTGGCAAAACCCAGGCCCAAATAAGCAAGGAGGCTGGCTGGGAAGAAAAAACACTTGGGCAATTGGTAAGCAAAGGCGTTGGTATGGATGGGGTATACACTCAATTAACAATAGCCTTCAAAGACAAGTTGAATAATTCAACTCCGTTGAATATTGAAAAGATCAAAGTTGCAAACAAAGAGATAGATATGTCAGCTAGTTTAGAGGCAATAACCAGGGCGCTATGGAATTTAGAAAATGGGCAGGCATATATAAGGGCAGAGATTCGTGGATATGGGCAATATCAAATTTTGAAGGAGTTGAAATGGGATCAGGAAAAGTTTTTAGCAGCAATGGCTGAAGTGGGCAAGCTGATCGGCGCAAACTTAAAGGGAGGTGATTTACAAAACAATCAATAGCGCACTTGTTGCAATGGCAATTCATGGCATAATCATTAGCAGGTTCCGTAATGTATTGGCTCAGATGGAGTATGAGATAAAAAAAAGGCGCGGCCTTCGTCGCAGCGATCTAGGCACTGGCGAGCGCCCTTAAACCTTGACTACAAGCCACGCCGGATCGGCGTCCTGTAGTCTCCTGGTTTAAGATCAATTCGCCAGTTTCGATCGCAAGAGAACTAACAGACCAATATGTTTGACCGGTCATACCGGTGAAGGCTGCAAAATTAAATGATTAGAGTCAATTATCCAGAAGTATATATGATCATATTCAAGGCTTTAAGGTGTTTAGGAAATCTGGTTTCGGACATTAACCAGAGTTAACCATTTGTAGCGATCTTAAGGACGGGATATTGAATTTAATCAATTTGACTTATATCAAAAAATAAATTAAATATTAATTGCCAATAATAAGAATATACCCAATTGGTCTAGGGGTAAGAGATTATTAATCAACTAACGATAACCATTATGAACAGACTTATATTTTTATCCTTTCTAATTATATTGATTTCGATCAAGTGATATTCCACCATAATCACCCCGCCATGAAATATTTTTTTACTAAAATAAAAAAAGCCATTACCTGGTACCTCACCGAGGTGTTCTCCGGATCAAAATGGTATAGAAAGAAGAAAGGTGGTGTGTGGTATTGTATACAAGGGGAAATGGATATTAGCGGGTTTGCCGGTAATTCGTCCTACTGGGTTAATAAACTACCAGAAGATGACGGTTATGTAATTGAAAAAGTTGAGGAATATCCCAAATGATCGGCCATCCCCTACTTAAAAAATGCCTCCCCCTGCATATTCTCCGCGTTTTCCTCAGCGCTGATCTTCTTATATCGAAGTAATGTTGAATGTTTCTTTATGCCCGCCAACTGCATGATAATATTATCAGGTATCTTTAGTCTGATCAACTGGGTAATAAAGAACCGGCGCATGGTATGACAGGAGATCATATCGCATTTGCGAAGATAAAAGTCACGCCGGGCGCCCCCTTTTGTCAGGAAGTATAGAAAGGGTTGTGTCAGGCCAACGATCTCTGCTACCTTCTTTATAAACTTGTTTATTAGGACTTCATGCATGGCCGGGGGCAGTCCCTTCCACTTCTTTAATATCGCCCTTACCCGGCTATTGATCGGTATGGCAACCTTTGTATCTGTTTTTTCATTGGCGATTATTACCGAGTCTGCAGTAAAGTTTATCCCTTCATCAAGTACTTTCACATCCGAAACCCGCAGACCCAGGTAACAACCAAGCACCCACCAATCCCGGGCAATATCCCAGCGGGCATTAGGTATATGTTTATCGGCAATTGCATCCAACTCCTTTTGAGTTGGTGCATAATCGTCTGTTTCTTCCTGGATGACCTTAAAGTCTTCATCCATATAACCGGTGCAGCTGTGGTATTTGTACGATTTACTTTTACCGACCTTCATCAGCCGTACCAGGTTCTTGATATGCTGGGCAATATAGTTCATGCTAAAGTCTTTATCATTGCACCACTTTACAAAGGACCGGTAAAACCTCATGTCGATATTAGCCCAATTGAGGCTGCTATTATATTCCTCGATAGTATTGAGCGATTGGTTGTAGTTCTTGATCGTGCCGGCGCTATACCGCTTGCCCCGGGGCGTGAGCAGTTTACCTGATTCCATATCCGCGATAATGTCCCGGCACTTCGGATAGAACCCGGCGCCTTTTTTCAGTTTAGTCCGGCCGGTGATCTCGGCCAGCTTTGCCGCCATTTCATCACAGGTGAGCTGGTTGCCGGTGTACCTGGCGTCCCGGGCCCGGGCATCGATGAAATCGAAGATCCTTTTGAGTACGGCGTTGATGCTCTTGTTTTCTTCAGCGGTCACCTTGTCCAGGTTTGCTGTGGTTGCCCTTTCGTTTTCCTTGTCCCACATGGCGGTTAATATCGAAAGTCCCAACGATTCCCGGAAGGGACCGTCTGATAACACCTTCTTTAATATAATAGCCGTAGGTTTGTCACTCTTAGGAGTGTGCAGGATGAACATGGGCTAATCGTTGTGGGACAAATATGGGACTTTTCAGGGACATCGGTAGCCATTTCTTACCATTCTACACCATTCTACACAATAGTCTGTAATCCTTATCCAGCCTGATTTTGAGTATAATTAACTGATTTGCAACTATATTTCAAAACAGCCCTTTCGAATCTTGTTCTGGGCACAACTACATTTTTAAGCGTTGATTATCAATACGATGGTTAGCGCTTTTTTATTTCGGGACTTCCGGGGGACAATCCGGCCCCTTATAATAAATAATTTTAGACCTTCACTATATGCAAGGCCGACGTACAACATACCAGGAATCCCAGCTCATCCGGGAGATAGCCTATATCATGAGCGTTCACACCGGTCCATTCACGCGCAAGTTCCTGGTCACCGAGCTTGAAAAGATTCATCCCGATAAGGATTTACGGTCGTTAATGATCGAGGTCAGTTCGGCCATTCAACTTGACAAATTATGTCAAAAAAGATTCAAAGTGGTAAAGCCGGGATGGTGGGAGTTGAGTTGATCGGGTTGATCGGGGTCAAGTAATGATACTTCCTTTTGTATCATACTTTAAATAGTATTAGCTTGCCTCATGGCAAAGAAAGTAAATACACTTGAACTGTTCCGAAAGAAATTAGGCCAATCAATTAAGCTACAGCGACAGGTAAAAGGGCTCAGCACGTACGCAATGGCTGAGTTAATCGGCAAACCTCAGCCCCGCATTTTTGATATCGAGAATGGGAAGGTTAAGGACATTGATACTTATATGAAATGCCTGGAAGTATTGGGCGGCGAGGTCATTATTAAATGGGATTTGACGTAAATCAATAACTTTTCAATATCAATACAATTAATTGTATCATACGAATTATTGTATTATCTTCGTCATATCAATTCAAACAAAAACTTGCTAGTTATGAAACTCTCTCCTGAAATTCAAAACCTGAAACAGTTAGTTGAAAAAACAACCGGCTCCGAAAATATTCTTGGTACAATCCTGGAACATCCAACAATTGGCCGGGCTGTACTCGTTGAGATTGATCGTAGAAATAACCTTTGCACATTATGGTACGAAAAGCAGGACGAGGGACATAATGGCTTTCGCAATATTCTTTATGGTCTTGAAGAACATAAGATAATTTCTGAACCGTCAATCGAGAAACAACGCGCGGCAATGAATGCGCTATTATCATAGTCCGCTGTTTCCACAAGTTCAGCGGCGCGGGAACTGCGTAGTGCCTCCCACTCCGGGATATTGTTCACTCTACCAAAAGCAAATATTGCGAAATATACGTTTCTGCAATAGATGGCAAGCACTGCCGGATCAGAACCTTTTCCGATATTGATCATTTTATTTTCAAAACAATTTGTTCCAATTAATAACCACCGCCCGGACGGGAGCCGGGGAAAGATGGAGATGAAACTTAAATATTACAGCAGAAAAGTAGCTGACCCAATTGAATTTCCGCAAGAGGTAGTAAGAATAATACTACCAAATGAGGATGAATATACTTTAAAATACGACCATGTTAGAAAAGGTCTTGTAATAAGTAAAGTATATAGTGAAGATGGCAATACGGCTATGGCTATTTTGCCCGGTGTTTCTAATCAGGTAACGATCAAATAAAACCGGCCGCCGCGACGGTAACGGCGAAAGAGGATGAGCGCAGTTTTTATTAAATACTCAACCGAGCATTTACAACAATTGCAGGATGCGATAACTGCGGTAGTTAAAGAAAAGAAGATTATTCATTTCGCTTCTTTCAACACATTGTTGGCTGAAATTAAAAACGCAGAGGTTGCTTCTAACGATATAATAGAACACAATATTGAGTGGGCAAGGAAAAATGTTAATTATACTGCTGAATACGGAGATGAAGAAGAAAATTATCACCAGGATGCTACCTATCAATTTAATGAAGGTCAATTAAAAGATTTCATTAATCGAATTATTCAGACTACTAAAACCCACGCCGAAGGGTAACGGCGGATGAAACTAATGGCACACTCATGTATATATTGCGGATCAGAATGCTATTGTAGCGGCGACATTGACGATGTAATTGTTTCCAAGACACCGAATAAATGTGAAGGTTGCGGCTGCAAACAATTCGCGGAAGATCAGGGATGGGATGAGGACGACTGGGATGATGAGGACGATTATGATGTGCCTTCTTCAAAATATACGGACGATGGCGGTATCATCGATAGTGATGATCCTGACATTATTCATTACCCAGCTACAAAACAATAAAGCCCCCACTTTCGCAGGGGCTCCCCCGTACCCCTGGTGGGTTTAAAAAAAGAAATTAATTCAGTTCCGGGCTTTTATTTTCTTCATTGTCAATTTCGCTTTCCGGCACTCCTGAGCCGTGGGGCAATACAAGGAAAACACTCTCGCCACCGCCCGTACCATCTTCGTCCGGCCCTAATTCGGATATGCCGGTATCACATGAACACGCTTCAGCGAATGCGAACATTCCGGGTTTTAAATGGTTCTCAATCATGACCATCACTTTTAATTCCTTACGTTTATTAGCTGGAATTTTCATTCCGATTTCTATCAATTCTTCAAGTGTCATAAGCAATAATTATTCGCTAAGTTACTGAACAATTACTTTCATTTCATCCGCCCCTGTATTCCCCTTATCATCGGTCACAGTCAACCGGAAAACATTCTCCCCCGGCTTTAACCCACTCACCTTTGTTGTAGATGCTGCAGGTGTTTCAATCACCGCTGGTGTGCCTGCCGTCTGCTCCCACTTGTAAGTAAGCACCCCGCCTTCCGGATCTACCCCGGTGCCGTATAGCATCGTGATAACCGCTATAACCTGATCGGCCCCAGCGTTAGCCGTGGGGGGCTTGTTATCGGGAGGCGGTGGCGGCGGCGTAACTGCGTCAGGGTACAGCTGGCTCATGGGGATGAACTCCCGTTTCAGTGATGTGCTCGCCCATTCCAGGGTGCAGCCGGAACGGTCGTCGGAGTTGAAGAACTCTAATTTAAGGTCGTTGAGTTGCCCGGCAATTAGGGCAATCGTACTGCTCTTGATCTCACCAGGATACCGCTCGGCCCACTTGTCAATAATAAGTTTCCCGCCTATCCACAGTCGTACTCCACCCCCGGCATTGCAGTAGAACGTATACGCCTCGGAGTATTGCGGCTGTATCTTCCCGGTCCATCGGGCGGCAAAGGTCGTCGGCACCGCGTAATGCGGCGACGGGTGGGTCAGGTCGAACAGGTTAATGTTGGGTTCGATCCTGGATAATAACAATGTCTTGAAGTCGGGCGTGAAGTACTCAGCTTTCAGGCCCGTGCCGGTGCCCCACTGCGACGGCGCGAACTTGGCGATGCTCGTAATTCCTGACTTCGTTATCTTCCACGCCTTATCACCTTGTTGAACGCGGATTGTTTCGCCAGACAATGCCGCGCTGCTTACCTGGTACTTATCCAGCGTTAATCCGCAATCAATCACATCCGCATACTTCCATCCGGCGCCGGGGTTCTGATCGATGATGGCCTTCTTATTGAAGTTTGAGAACTTACAATGCAGGAATAATATGGGCGCCACGCCGGCCGGTGGGTTGTCCGGCAACAGCGGACCTTCGTTCATGACAACGCAGTAATCGCCGCCACCGGCATCGATCTCCATATCTTCGAACCTTACCCGGTTGGTGGTGGCACTGGCGGCACGAATTTCAATGTAACCGCCAACTATTTTACCCCCTACGTACCTGTAATGGTTGCCGTACGCTCCGTGCTGTATTGCAATCGGGCAATTGATGATAGTAGTATTTCGGACTATGTGATGATGAAGATTATTCTGCCAAGTTCCGAGGCCCATCGGGCAATTGATAATTACGTTGTCCTCGAATGTCCAGGGGCTTTCCGGTTGTGCGGTTACATCTGCAACCCGGATTTCAGGCCAGAGGAAACCGGCGCTTTCCAGCCCTTCCCCACTTGTATTTACCACCACATTCCCCCTACAGATATTCCCATCCCCGAATCCCAGTACGAACCCACCGGCGCCGAACGTTGGCGCGTCGTCACTGTCCTGATCGGCCGCACGGGGCACGTAACTGACATTGGCCACCAGGTTATTCTCCCACACCAGGTCATTGGTCTTATGGCCGAGGTCATACCAGAAAGGGGTCTCTGTTACATTAAAGGCGATGTTACCGCGCATGGTGATGCCGTGGGAGCCGTGCGGAACGAAGCAGTGATTCCCGCAATCCCGGGCTATACAGCCTTCAATTACACTTCCCCGGCTGCCGTTATCGCTGTGATGAAAGTGGACAGCATACCTGCCGGTGACCAACTCTTTCACGCCATCACCGGTGCGATCGCGGCGGGGGCCCATAAAGCGGAATTGGACGTACCGGATCGTCTGAGGTTTGGAGGACTTGATAAAGGTGTGCGACTGGCCGGTGCCGGTGCCTTCGATCAATACATTGCGCGTGAAACCGGTTACACCTTTCAATAGTTCATTATAATTTGTTGCTGGATCCCAGCCTAAATCTTTCCATGTCCAATCTTTTGTACCCTGCAAGTCAAGCTGACCGGCCCCGATTACCCACAACCCAACATCATTGTCTAATACCTGGTCCCCGCCGCCAACGAATTTATTTTCGTCAATGCCGGTAAACAGGATACGGTGAATTACCGTAGCGTCATTCGGCTTCATCACAAGCTTTCCGGTAAGGATCACATTCTTTGTGGTGGCGATCGTCACGGACTTTGTTGGGTCGAGAGTTAGCGTACCTTCGATTTCCAGCACTTCGGCAAGTGGAAGGTCGGCTGATATTAGGCGGGATTCGCCGGCGGGGATTTTCATAAGTTTACATATTTTGTTCCTGGAAAAAAATCTTTAGCAAGGTATTTAGCTAGTAACTCCTTAGTGGTATAGCCGAAAGTTTTCTGAATGTGCGGCATGTCTACCAGGTGTTCGTCTTTGTCGCCCTGAGCCTTTGTAATACCGTCATTGTCCCAGTCGGCTCCCCATATATAACCGGCAGGTTTGAATACCGATACAATTTCCAGCCAATCTTTTTTACCATCGCCATCCCGGTCCCGGTCTGTATCCCAACTCAGTTCATCGTACGTACCGTTGCCATCTTTATCAACCAAAATCGCAAAGTCAATCGCCAGACCGTATTGATGATAACTGAATCCGGCTTTCGCATTGGTTACTATTTTGCCGGGCTTGGTCCGGCCCTGTGCATAATACGCCTCTTGCTGATCGAATGTACGCAGCCCCTCTACTATACGGACGGCAAGATTAACCGGCAATTGCTTTTCCGCCCGGTCAATCAGGTTAATAACTTCTTCGCGGATAGCAGGGTGTAGGAGCTTCGCGCGGGGTATGCTTATTTTATCTCTCATAATTTTTCCAATTGAATTTTCATTTCATGCGGCGCTACCTGGTTGCCACCGAAGTAAATTCCCAGCCGGTAGCCCAACTTCTTATTATGATTGTAGGACACCTCAGTAGATCCGACGCTCTTTAAGTACCATTCGCTTTCACCCACCGAGCAATCGAACAGGTAAACGGTGGAGATTTTCTTCAGGCTTATATGATACTCCTTTCCGATCTCGCAGAAGGCAATATGCTGAATCACTCGCCGGCCATTAACGTAACAGTATGCCGATAGTTCTATCTCTTTGCGGTCCGTCCAGTATCGCCACCCGAACCGGGCGGATTCATGGTGATGTTCCGGCAGGTAGCCGATACCGCATAGTTTGTTGGTGTCGAACTGATCATCATTGCCGAGATCATACCGGCACGATTCATCGAACTTCACTTTCCAGGCGAAAGAAGTTTTTTGCCAGAATATGCCGAAGCGTAGCGGGCGGGCGCGGTGATGACCTGATGGGATGCGGAAGATCATCTCACATCCTCCATTTGCGGAGAGCCTGGTGCAACCTTTTCATTGCTGCCGACTACCCAGCCTCCTGCCCATCCAAGTATTGCTACTGTAATTCCAATAACAATGGCCCTGCTTAAATTATCATATGCGGTATCATCTGCGACATTGTATGCCCATATGGATGAGGCGACGAAACAAATGCCGAGAATAACCACACCAATAACGTAGGCACTATGTTTGAAGTTACCGGCAACCTGATGAGAGAAAGTGCCGAACAGTATGTAGGCGATAATTACAATTGCAAGGCAAATGAAAATTGTTTTCAGTGCTAAGGGTTTGTCTGATTTTGAGTTTGAGTTTGACATATAATATTTTTTTATTGTAACTTAGTTTGGTTAAACAATGAGCCGTTTAACACCTGTCGCCCGGTCGCCTTTGGTGGTCGGGCTTTTTTATTTACTCCATTGAATTGTATCTACTTTTAAGAATAAAGTGCGCCCACTGGATCTCGTTGAATTAACTGTATCGGAAAGGAAAAGGGGGCTGAAAAAATCGGGACTGGTAAGCACACCGGTAATTTTTGTTGCTTCCCCATAGTCAACTACCTGCCTTGTCGTATGAAAACATTTCACACATACCAATTCAGGGCCTTCATGCTTTCCGGATGGCGGCGCAAAGTAAACACCAGAAATAAAATTTGATCCCTTTTCAACTTTAATAACCGGTTGCTCTACTTGTACATAAACATGGTCGCATTTCTTTGAATCGAATGCCATTACCAAGGCTGTCAGGCCAATAATGAGTGATAGAATGAATATTCGCATATAAAATATTTTGTTTAGATTTGAATAAAGCGTTCAGAATAACATTTATGCCGCCATCCCATCGCGCCAACGATGGGCTTTTTTATTTCAACACCGCCGCTCCACCGCCGATCAGCGCGAGCAAAGCCGCGATCTTTGTTTTTAATCGTTCGCGTTTGACAGTTTTCTTCACACTGCTATAATCTTTGTACAGGTTGTCGTATAACTTATACAGTTGTTCATATTTTCTATACAACTCATCGTACAGTCTTTTCTGTTCTGCAAGTGCGGCGGTATAATCGGTTAACTGGCTCTCCATAACACTCGTCAGGCTATCACTGTAATCTTTGTATTGATTGTACAGGTATGCGAAGTTCTGCGCCTGTTCGGCGAGACTATCGCACTTGCGGGCAAACTCTGAAGTATCACCTTTGCGAAGCACCTTAACTTCTTTTGCAAGCCTGGTTGCTCCGGCCGTGATCTTATCCAATTCTTTTTGGGTGGCGTATTTCTCAGCCTTCAGCACTTCAATAACGCTATCCTTTGAACGGCTTACAGCTTCCAGGCTGTCGATCTTGCGAAGACCAGCGTTACGCTGTTCCTGCAATATCTTATTATCATTCTGCACCAGGTCGTAGTCGGTCTTGTGGCTATCGGTCGGCTTCGGATCGTGGAGAATAAAGTATAGGCATACAATTACTCCGAGGATCAATACGCCGATGAAAATGTTTTTGCTCATGGGTTATGGGAATAAATCAACCCCGGTAGTGAGCCGGGGGTGATGTGAAAGATTAAGGTTGTTCTTCCGGCGTACCAAAGTTCAGCCCGAAGCCAACTGCTGAAGCGGGTAATACTTCAATGGCTGTGAAGCCTTCGATAGTTTTAACACCTTCGCCCAGATCGGCATCAGCGCTGTAATTCAATTGTGCGGTACCCGGGCCAACTGCAACTACCTTTACAGATAATTCATTGGAAGGGTCCTGCTCAACCGTGAATACAGCTTCATCGCTGGAAGAGAACTTTACGGTACCAGCTTCAACTGAAGCGGGTTTACCTTTCGCGTCAACAGGCTGCAGTGTTCCACTGACCTGCTGGGTAGTTGTAATACTTACTGCCATGATTTTTCCCTTTATTTTTATTTGATCAATTAATAAAGACAATAATAGGTACGGCTTATTTTTTCGTTTCTTTTTGATGGTTATATTAACATCAACTTTTTTATCGAATTTGAAAATGCACATATCTTAAGGCTTTGTTGTTTCTGTTTCCACCTTGTCAGTGGTAGTAGTCACCTTTAAGTTTTTACTAGCGTTCGGATTTTTGGTTGCCATGCTTTCAACAGCAGCAGCCCCGGATAAACCGAAGACAACCGATATTAGTATTAATAGTAATTGGGTATCCAATTTCGCACCGCTAAATAAGTTCATCTCAACTGCTTGTATAAACACGGCAAACGCAACGCCTGACATTAGCCTTTTATGAGAGGCCTTCCCAAGTTTATCCGTAAATGCTTCCTGAAAGAAATTCATACGTATTATTTTTTTGTTTTTTTACGCGCTCTATAATATTGCAGGAAATTATTTTTAGCAAGCACAAATAATTCTTTTCCCATAACTCCGACAAATCCGCATACGCCTGCCGTTATAGAAGCTCCTAACAACTTAGACCAAAAGTCTGTAGGAACGTCTATCTTCAAAAAGAATTGAAAGACGCCAGTTACAACGCCAATGCCAAAGCCTAGCCTGTTATTGCCATCTTCAAATTGATGCCCCATTAATTTCATTCTTTATCCCTTTTTGTTGCTACAAAACGGGGACGGTGATAAATGGATTAAATCTCGTTGCTACTTTTTTGCATACATGAGTGCTATGCTTATTGCTGCCAGCACCCATGGAATATATTGTGTCAATTGACTCTTACCTTCCTGTTTAGTTTTCCACTCGGATAAGGATTTCAATTCCTTCCTAAGTTCGTCGAGCATCCGTTCGAACACCTCGCGCGGTACGTACTGTTCTTGCATCTTGTGAAGTCTATCCGCCTCACCATTGAGTGCTGTTAACCTTCGTTCATATTCCTTCGCCTGGAGTTCAAGCGCCTTTTCAAGGGCGTTGAACTTTTCATCAAAAAAAATCCAGGTGAATGATTTTTTCATTATGGGTAAACTCTTATCTCGATTGACAAATTCGTAAATACATCAGAACCGTTCACGCCGTCCCCACTTGCTAATAGCTCAACGGTATTGTTCCCGGTTCGCTTCAATCGGAATACTATGTTCGTGCCTGCCGATTCATCTGACCAACCAACAGTTAACCAGGTTTTATTAGCCGTAAAAGCTGATGATAAAGTGCCAACGTATACGCCCGCACTACTACGTGTCCAAACTATAGAACCGATTGTATTTGTCCCGAGCACGGTTGCAGAAGGTGCGCTTGTGCCGGATTGGGTTAGTAATGCTATATAATTCTTGTATTCATACCTTGGTATCTTATAAACCTTATTAGATGCATCGGATAAAGAAGGCCCAATTGCAATAAGGGAATCTGCGGTCGAAGCAGAGAACGCTCCTTTGATTAAAATAGAATCATTTCCTGTTAAAGTAAGTTTAGTTGTATCGAGCGATATGCCTGAACTCTTAGTGGATTTTGCTACATTAATATTGGCATCAAACAACCCAATCTCCACCCTTCCTGTTGATGCAGAAGAAGTAGTAACAAGCCCCGAATATTGCAGCCCCCCGCTACCGTAATTCCTATAACCGGTTAATATACTATCCGCATTATCCGCTAGGTTCCTGATGGAAGTGTATAAGTTTAAGGGCTGAGAACTATAGTTGTTGCTCGTCTGAAAGACGTGTTTAACTTTTCGGGTACCAAACACGCCGTCGTTTTCTTTGACATTAAAAGACCACTGATTGACGTTGTTAAAAGTTAAAGGATAATGATTCCAGTCTTGAGTATAGCTGCCGTTAGCGGTTAATGATGTGTTTGAAATGTTAGCGCTTGTTAAAGATTCGATTTTATCTCTAATTGCATTTTTTGTTGGAATTTGAACATTTCCATTCCAGGCTGTCGCGTCATAAGCATCATCTGATACAGTGGCACTTCCATTAATTTGCAACCTACTACCGTTGTCACTTGTTGTTCCTATAAGAAGATTATGAGAAGTATTTAATCTCATCACATTATTCGGCCCTACCCACCAGTCATGATCAACATTAAAAGGTGAAACATATTCAAAGCTGTTTCGTGAACCATTGGAAGCCAAACCAAATCCTGCCGCACCCGCACTTATTACCTGATATACGTATACTTTCAATTTTGTTGAATCTCCAAAACTGCTATTATTATAACCTCCTCCTGATGTAATATAAGAAGGCGTTGATGATCCAGAACTTGATGTATTTTGATCAAATCTTAATGCAAGCATACTGGCGCCATCAAATCCTAATTGCATCCTGGACGTGCTATTTCCGTTGACAAACCATTTATAATTTGTTCCGGCTCCGCCCGCATGAAACTCAAAGGAGGCGGAGCTAACTCCTAACCCGAAAGTATTATTCGCTGTCCCATCACAATAAAGGCATAATTTAACTTTAGCAGGATCTCCGGTAGCATCCGCAAAAGCCGCCCCTGTATTTATTGCCATAGGATTAGGAATTGCTACAGCCGTTTTAGTCCCAATCAGAATATGTTCATTCGCCCCCACATACTTACTGATTGCAAATTCAATAAACTTATACCCATTATCCGTTGGGTGAATATTGTCAACACTGATCAATGTTGTATCATTTCTCAACTGGGCGGTGTATATGTCGAAATATAATGTGCCCCATTTGGTTGCAGTTTCCTGAGTAGCTTGAACGAAATCTCTATGACGCTGATATGTTGGAGTTGCGTTGCCGGTTATACCTGCATATGTAGTATATCCTGCCTGTCCGATCCAGTACGGCGGAATTATCAGAATTTCATTTGCAGACCAGCCTTTATTCATGCAATAGTGCATTACACTATCGTAATCAGTTTTAAAGTTTGTTGTATTGTATGCCGCTGCCGTCTGTCCTAAATCATTAAGACCAAATGCAAAAACGAGCATTTTTATTTTGAAATCTTTCTGCGGAACATTTACCAGGTTGTCGATCATGTTAGGGCCGGACATATAATCTACAGGGGTTCTTTTTTCTAATGTTGTCCCGGCAACTCCCATGTTCTTTTTAACGCAACCCATTCTGTAACAGAATAGGGTAACCCAGTCGTATCCGGATGTCGCGCCACTCCCTGCAGTATAGCTATCACCGAAAAAATAAATGGTATCTGTTAACGTTGTGCGGAATGGATTGTGTAGTAAAGGATACTGATTAAGTGCATTTACAACATCGCTGTCCTTGAATGCGCCTGCACCTGGCGTCGCCCACGTCCCATCACCGCGCCAGAAAGTAGAACTGCTTGCGGATGTGCCGCTATTGAGATTCGTAACCGGGAGGTTGCCGGTGACCGCATTACTACTGGCCAGATTGATGGCGCCAAAACCAATTGCCGTACCATTTCGCCTAAGCACCTGGTTATCGGTACCGGCAGTAATATCTGCTACATTGCCTGTACTGTTCGCAGATCGGCCAATGACTGATAAGCCAGCCGATTGGCGAAGTTTAGCATCGGTGACTGCGTTATTAGCGATTGTAGCTGCTGCACTCCCGGGCCCTGAAGCTGTTACATCACCAGTTAGTGCAGTAATATAATTACCGGTCGGCTGTTTACCTGCAATCTGCGAACGCAGGTTAGTTTTCGCAGTATCAACCCCATACTTTGTTGCGAAGATTGTTGAATCGGCTGAGCTGCCGGTACCGCCAGTCCCGTGGATAGTGATCGTGTCGAGGCCTACGATGAAGGTGGAGTCATTGATAGATTTTGATTTTTTAAATTGAGTCAACCCACCACCTATATTGGTCAATAACCCTAAACTATCCTTTGTTTTATTGATAATGTAAAGCTCGCAAGTTCCATTTTGCTTCATTATCCGAACCGTATCAAAACGTAAGTAGCCGGTTGTTTGGCCGGCTACTTTTATGGCTGCTAAAAGCAGCACGAACATTATTATCCTTTTCATATCGTCAGGATGACATTTTTAAAATATTAAGGTGCGACAGTGAAACATTCGAAAATTCCCGCTGGCTCATCAAACGGACAAGGCACATCCTTATCAGCCCATTTAACCAGTACATCCCATACTACATCACTGTTCAAATCTTCGGTGACAGGGTTCTTTGGAATCACAACTACCGGATTATTGGTTATGTGGATTTGTGTTTCCGTTTTATAAGCATACCTGTAATTCTTGCTGTTTTTTAACAGATTATAGAATTCACAATTGCTTTTATAATTCGGATCTTTGAAATTGCTGGTGAATTTGTAGCCGATAAAACTTTCGTCCTGCCTGCCATAACCAGCGCCTAATACTTCCGATCCGCCATCGAACGAGCCTAACACGCCTGGAATTACAATAATATCTTTTGAGTTTATCCCAGTTCGCCATTCGGTCGGATTGGTCGGATCGGTAAACTCAAATGAGCTTTTAATAAACGCTACATCGCCTACTCGGCCTTTCTCGCGGGCTTCGCAAGGGTCGCAAACGTGATCTGGTATTTCAACTTCGCAATCGGATGGATAGTAAACTGCCATAACTTAAAATTTATGGGCACTTTTTAAAGCACCCCTTTGAAAAAGTTGTTTCGATTGAATAATTTATTTTGAAGAAGAACTGATCTTCTTTAAGTCGGTATGTCTCACTTGCAACATATTCCTGCCGGTAAACCAATTGGCTATCAAAAACAGCTGAACCGAAATTTGTAACAATGGAACTATAAGGCTCCAGCAAAAGGCGTTCAGGAAAATTCGCCTGTAACACTAATAAGAATTCATCCGGATACATGCGCGATTTACGGCGATCAATAAATACGACCATGCTTAATTGATAAGTATTAACATGATCACCAGACTCGCGGCCATATCCTGTCTTTGCCTTAATTGCGCTCGACATTGAATTTAACCGGTGATAAATGCGAACAGGATAAACATCATCAATGCCGACATACTTTTCGTTGATCACTGGTATAGTTGCATCATCGCGCAATAGCAATTCAGCAATTCCATTTGCTTCGCTGCCAGCCGGTAGCCAGGTCAAAGAGCTATTTAATTCCAGTACTATATCACGAATTGAGTGCATCGGCTACGAGTTCATTTATTCGGTCCACCGCATATTGTTGTTCTGATTTGGAAAGGCTGAAAATGATTTTATCTTTTACTGCCTCCACCCATCTGGCTTTTTGCAAATTGAACGGGTTCGTAAATCCTATTCCATACCCGTTTTGTGTTGCTATTACCGACCAGTTATTTTCCAATTGGCGAGTGAGGCTGACGATTACCTTACTGCTCGCATCGCGCTTATACTTCTTTTGGCGAAGTCTTAGATATCCACTACTGTATGTCCCTATCTGGCTATCATCTGATGCCTCACCCTTCTGGTGAATTCGTTCAGTCATCAACGGAATTACTTCAATTGCCACAGGTCGCAATAAATACTCCTTATTCTTTAGCTGCTCCAATTGCTGTTTTATCCTTCCGGTAACAACTTTGATATTTGATTTTACCGTAATCATGGCAGTTGGTAAACGTATTCCGGATTACCCCCGCATTGCATACAGCATTCCGAAGTATCCATGAGTAATACAGCCTGTCTCAGCGACTTTTCGTATTCCACCTGGTAGAAGTCCTTCAGTTCTTCAGCCTTCTTTACATCGATTGTTGTAAATCGGTTAAGTCTTGGTGAATTAATCCGAAAGATCATAAGCCACACACCCAAACAGTACTTCCATGCCTGAACAAGTGTTTCGTCATTGGCACATATTAATGCGTCGTAATCGCAACCTCGTTCAAGTTTGAAGCATTTATTCAACTCAGCCATCACATCAATTCGAAATTGTGCAACGGCTGAACTTTGAACATCGGCCCAAACTCCCAGGTATGTAATCTGCTCATTGTCGGCTATCTTATCGATGCTTTCGATGCTTATGCCGGGTAAGCTATTTAGATATAGCTCGCTTCCCGGTTGTTCGTAAACCCCGGAACAGTAGCTAAGTCCGATATAGTCGATAAAACAGTCCAGCATTATAGAAAGGGGGATTTCTCCCCCGTATTACAAACCCAAAAAAAACTAAACAGGATATGCGTAAGCGGGTCCGCTGTAAGCGCTATTTCCGATGAAATACTTCAGTGTCCCATTGGTGCCTTCCAGTTCATCACCGGAAGCATAGCCATTATCAGGCTGAACCCACAGTGCATAATCTTTGCTGATTATACCCTGCCATCCGCGATCAACGAAAACACCGTCGGAAACCTCTGTGCGGCAATCATAATATTTCAATTGCAGGTCAAGAACCAGGTCTTTCAAGCAATCATCAGCACAGCCAAATTCCTGGACGGGTAATGGAAGTGTAGTGAATATGCTTCCGCCTGGTTTGGGGCCACCGAAATCACCGACAAACTTGTTGCGGCCGATAAATTTCACACTGCCCGGAGCGAAAACACCAATGGCATTATTACCCCATATACTTTGTGTGTCTTTATCAAAGAAGAAATTAGGCAAACCCATTTTGCTGGTATCGAGGCCGGCAGCGCTGCAGCATGCAATTGCCTGTGCTTTTTGATAGGCCGCAAATAATCCACCGCCAACAATGCACGGATCACCGCAGAATTCATTTTCTTGCAAGTCCTGCATCATGTCAACGATTCCATTATCCAGAATGACTTTGTTTCCATCCTGGTTAATATTGATCACTTTGCCCGATGCGCTGCCGTTGGCCACATTAACTCCAAATTCCGTAGCCATAGCGGTAACTAATACCTGGTTGATTTTCTTCAACACGATATTGGCACCATCAACCACCAGGTCGTAAACTTCCTGCATTACGCGCGTGGCGGGCTGGCCTGTTGATACCATGCGACTGGCATCGGCACAATAGCGGCTGATCTGATCGTCAGAAATGTGAAATGAATATTGGGCATGCGACAATGATGGTACATTCCATTCCAGATAACCGGGCGTGGTATTGATTGCACAATCGTCGGTTGTCTGTACATCCGAAAGTGTTGGCCGACGACGGTATTTAACAACCATGGAAGTTTGATGACCGCCCTGGTATGAGTCGTTCAGCGGGGAAACAGTGCTATTTGCACAACAAAAAGTCATTGCCAAAAAACCTGCCACATGCATTTTAGAGCCGGGCGCGTTGTTTCCCGCAATCTCTTTGATATGCTTAAGCAGGTACGGGCAGAAGCCGGTAGCCATATACAATAAATTAAATGATGAGTAAATGAATTACATCACCCCGTTACTCTTTTCGAACATGGCCAAAGCCTCATCCGCTAAAGAATTAAGGGCGTGATTAACGGTATTACCATTGCCATTACCATTATTTTGGTTTTGGCGCTGTTGATTACCGTTATTGTTTAAGTGAGACTTAGCACCATTGCCATTACCGTTTGAATTCTGGTTTTGGTTCTGGTCAGTTACTTTGAGAATTTTGTCGCGGGACATTATTTTGTCGAGATAGCTCTTGGGAGTGAGCAGACGGTTGTCCTCGCCGAAGAAATTTGAACCGTCTTTTTTTCTTAAAATCAATTGGCCGGATTCGTCTACAGTAAATTCTGCCGCATCCGCATTGAGTGATTTATTGATAATGGCTTTCAAAGTGATGTCTTTCACTTCTCCGTCCAGTTCATCATAGATTGTTTTGTAACCACCGAGTAAGGCGCCCAGAGTATGGCCCATCTTCACGTCTTTCAGCTTGCCTTCATATTCGGCCCGTATGCCCGCCTCTTTATCTTTCTCAGCACGTAGTTGCGCGTTCAAATCATTGATTTGCTGTTGCAGTGTATCTTTTTCACCCTTGCCGCTATTCGCCTTTTGTTCTTCAAGCGATTTTATTTTGGCAGCAAGCAGGACTGCTTTTTTGGTTGAACTTTTTTCTGCCAGGATCTCCGCCTTAATATCATCAGGCAGTTTGTGGTCATCGATAAACCTGGCAATTTCTTTATCCAGACCATCGTATGCCTGACTGAAGTAGCGCCCTTTGATCGTTGGGTGATTGTTCATTGCAGCATCGAGCGAAAGGAGGCCGTTATCAATACCGGTAATTAATTCGTCAGGGATCATGATATTAGCCAACTCGGGAGCGGCCAATAATGGTTTAAACGTTTCGTCTTCGATCTTAACACCGGCTTTGATCGCCAATTCTTTCAGGAAGTCTGCTGCTGTTTTGGGCATAATATAAAATTATCGTCTGGGTTTTGTAGGCTTAGGCTTTGGTCGTGTGCCGTTTCCGCAGCACATTTGAATATTAGGCTTCTGCATTTTGCAATGATTTAGGCTTTGGCCCTGGTTTCCTTCTTTCAGTCTGTGCAGTCATTATAGACTGATTGGTTACAACCGGCTGCACATCATCATTATGTACTTCCTCGATCACTTTGCGCAAATGCACCGGCAGATTCCGGTTTTGTTCCAGCAATGCCTTTTTTGCAGATAATGGCAATGCGGTTTCTTTAAAAACCTGTTGACCGTTAATAATGCGCGGTCTATTGCCATCTTCTGTAACCGGGGTAACTACTCTGAGATATGAGGAAGTGAAATACATAATTGGGATTGTTGAATGTAAAAATACTTTCATTTATGTTTGAATGTTCTATATTTACAGTAATTTCGGTAACCATATGGCACCACAAAAAACAAAACGTAACCAATTATTGAAGGAAACGAGGTATCCTTTGAAGAACATCCCGGAAGATGTTTACAAGATTCTCTGGCGGGAGCAGGCGAAGCTGAAGGGTAATCGGGGGTTGCGTCAATTCAGCCTTTCCTCTACGATATACCATATAATAAGAGAATATGACAGATCGAGGCAGGGACAAAAGAATATTTAAATAAAAGAATCCTAAAAGGTATGAATCTATCGCTTTGTATCACTACATACAACCGCTTCGAACTTCTTAAAGAATCCTACGCCCAAGTGATTGATGATCCCCGCATATCCGAAATAATTATTGTCGACGATTGCAGTACTGAGCCTGGTATAAAAGAAAAGGTAAACAGCTTGGCCGGCGGGAAAGTGAAGATATTTCACCAGGCGCAGAACAGGGGAATGAGCAGGAATAAGGCCGATGCAATTGGGTATGCTTCGAACCCGTGGGTAATAATTTTCGATAGCGACAATGTAATTGGACCGGATTACTTGGATGCGTTTCTCAAATATTTGGGTGATAGTAATCCTATTGAACTAAATATTTTCTGTCCAGATTTTGCTAAACCTGACTTTGATTACACAAAGTATAATGGCGTAGGTGCTGGAATGCGGTTTGATGCCCCATTGGCTAAAAGAACCATCATTCAAGATGGATTTAATTGCCTAATGAACACTGCAAACTACATCGTTAACCGTGATTTTTATTTAAAAACATATCGTTACAATCCTACGCATGTAGCTTCAGATACTATTTGGCACAATTACAATCACTTAAAAGCAGGTGGTAATTTTCATATTGTTCCAGGCATGCAATACTTCCACCGGGTTCACAAGGGCAGCGGCTTTCTGCAAGGCGTTGATCACAATATGCGCATGCAGGCGGAGGTTAGGAAAATGATAATGGCGTTATGAAGCCGATCCAATACATATTAGGAATAATTTCACTAGCCGATATTATTTTCGGAACAAAAGGATTTGTATGCTTATGCCTATGGGTATTATATGGCCTTTATAAACTAGAAACTGAATGATCCACCTCCAACCACAACAACTATCCGCCTACTTCGAGCCAGTCCAGGAACTGCAGCTGCAAGACCAAATTAAAGCGTATTACAGCACACCGCAGAAGCCCGGCTTTCACCTTATCAATATAACCCAGCAAGGTCGAGCAACTAAATATTATGTCGCATTCTCAACGGAGCTACCAGACACCGGTAAGGCTTTTATCATTGAAGTACTGATGGAAGAAGTCAGGCTGATATCATATAAGAACTTTTTATTAAAGGCAATGGCAAAATCCGAAGAACCGTGGAATAATCCAAACCGGTTAATTGCGTTGGCTATGCATAACCAACAAAATGGGATTGTATGAAGATGTGGCTTACAGAGTTTAAGGCGCCAGATGCCAAAACCGGAGTTGTTAAAACCTGGTGTGGAGAAAATGTTGAGGCGCCTACATTGGAATTAGCGCAGGAATGGTGTTATGAAAATCGTGGATACTTAAAAGTGATCGGAGAGCTTGTTGCAGAAATACCATGTAAGGCAGGAACGAACGAGCCGGATATGGTTAAGATGGTGGATTATGAGAGAATAAATAATAATTGACATGACAGCTAAAGAAAAAGCGAAAGAGCTTGTTGATAAATTCACAGACTTTGGTCAGTCGAATACGCAATTTCCAATTGATGCGGCAATTACGTGTGTTGACGAGGTGATCGCAGCTATTAATGTTTTTTATTTTCAGAATGAAATATCAGATATAAGGATTCTAAATGGCTGGCGCGAAGTAAAACAAGAATTGGAAAAATTATGATCCAACCGAAACTTTTTGGCCAACTCGGCAACCAGTGTTTCATGATCGCATGCTCAATTTCTCATGCACTCAAAATGAACACCACCTACTCTATCCCTAAAAAAACTATCAGCCCGCAGATTTGGCGAACATATTTCAGCCACTTGCCAGAAACAAAGAGCGCAACACTGCACTATTATAAAGAGAAGCGGCATTGTTACGATCCGCTGCCGGAAGTGGACAGCCTGACTATTGAGGGGTATTTCCAAAGTGAAAAGTACTGGCATGGCTATAAAGAGCAGATTGCAGAAGCGTTGGGTTTCGTTCATAAGCCGGAACCTTACGTAGCGGTGCACATCAGGCGTGGAGATTACCTTAAGTACCCGGATCAGTTCCCGGTGATGCCACTGGATTATTATATACACGCAATTCATATGATGGCATCATTTGGTAACAAGCAGTTAAAGGTTTTTTCGGATGATATATTATGGTGTAAACTAATGTTTATGAGAACTGATTTGGATAATTACTTTATCACATATTCGGACGTAAAAGACCCGCTCAGCGATATGAAGGATATGTATAATGCGAGTGCATTCATAATTGGTAATTCAACATTTTCGCTTTTTCCGTCGCTCCTGCGACCCGACAACCCTATTGTTATTGCACCGGCTGAAGATCGGTGGTATGGGCCGAAAGCAAAACACTTAGAAACATGTGATTTGATGCCGGAAAGGTTTATTAAAATGTAAGCATGAAAAAGAAATTCAACCCACAGGCTGTCATTTTCAATAATGAGGAATATTTTAAGATAATAAAATTCGATTGCAATGTAGTAGACCTTGAGTGGAAGGTAGGCGGTGGTTATTTTACTGCTTTACCGGTTTCAACTCGCTCTAAAGTTGAGGTTAAGAAAGATGACACTCATACCAAATTTATTATTACTGATGATTGGGGGAAGGTGCATATTATGTTAATTCCAAACTTTATGAATGATGAAATTGCTATTGCAATAAAAGGAGCAGAAAAAATAAATAAAGACTTTAAGACATGAACCACCCATACCCAGACTCAGCAGCCCGCAATTATCCACCCGGCGTAAAACCGGACCGGCGAAGGATAACCAAGTGCAGCGATCCTAAAACGTGGTACGCGGGCATGATCGGCCAGATAATAACCGTTCATTATTTCTGCACGTTCGGTTGCTGGGATATCGAAGGCAGATGGATAGATTATTACGATTTGAGCCTGCCTTTAAATTTTACAATCTGGAAACAATTAATAAACTGGTTTAAAAGAATATTTAAGCTATGCTAACCGAAGACGAAAAAATATTGTTTAATATCTCAAAGAAATATCTGCATAATCCGCCCGTGGTATTCGATGTTGGCGCCCACAAAGGAGCATATACGGAGTATGTACTTTCTCAGATACCAGGCGCGGAATGTATTTTATTCGAACCAAATGCCGGGCTATTAAAAGATCTGGAAAAGAAGTATAACGCCTTTGGGATTTTATTAGGCGATACGGCCGGAGTTAAGACCTTCTATCAATGCGCAAATGAGGCCGATGAATTATCAAGCACATATAATCGGCCCGTGTTCGGAGATGTGGAGCATAAGGAAGAAGTGATTAAATGCACCACGGTTGATCTGTTCTGCGAATCCACTAATATAGATTTTATTGACTTTCTGAAAATCGATGTAGAGGGCGCCGAACTTGATGTATTGAAAGGAAGTTTCAAAATGCTAAGTAAGCATAAGATAATGTTTTTGCAGGTAGAGTATGGCGGCACATACCCTGATGCGGGCATAACATTCATAGACGTGATTTACTTTGTAGAACTCTATGGTTACAAAATATATGAGTTGATCGAAGGAAAGCTGCAGCAAGTCACTAAAGAAAACTTTGTAGAAGATTACCGATTTGCAAACTTTTTAATTACCTACCATGACCTTGGATGAACTGAGCGTAAAATATGGCACTGATAAAGGGAGCTTAAGACACAATTATATGCCATTCTATGAGAAGCATTTACCTCGTCATCCACATAAAATTTTAGAAATCGGCGTAAAAGATGGGGCGAGCATTCTCATGTGGCACGAGTATTTCCCTAATGCCGAAATTCATGGATTGGATTTGTTCTCTGAAAAATCGGCAAGAGAAATATGGGATGAATCTTTTGCAAATACGGATGGGTCAAGCAATATCACTTTGCATACTGGTGATCAATGCGATTGGCTTATGCTCGATAAGCTTCGGAATGAAAATTTCGATGTGATCATCGATGACGGTTCTCATAATAGCCGTGACCAGATGATAACCTTCTTTGGCCTGTTCAATGGTAAGCACTATTTCATTGAAGACACCGACTGCTGCCGGAATGGTTTCTATCAACAGGGATTACCCTATCGGTTTACTGCCGATTGTTTGTTTAAGCAGTTACCGGAAAACCGGTATCTGAATTTTGTTTATGAACAGAATATTGTGATGATAAAGGAGTATTAAAAATTTACAATATGAGAATATCGGCAGAATTGAGGTTAGGCAATCTTTTGCATTACAAAGGTTCTATTGTTCATGTTACAAGCATAAGCTTGGATATTGATGATGAATACCAATCATTAATTGGAGTCTGCGATATAGGCCAGAGCACTGATGAAAAGATAGAAAATGAAACGATATTTGAGCCCATCCCGATGACCGTTGAATGGCTGGAACGGTGCGAGTTTGTAAAAGATGGAGCAGTCGAAAATGGACATTACAGACGCAATGGGGTTTATTTATTTGAAGACGATGAATTACCCGGACTATTTCATGATATCCTAGCAAAGTTCAATGGCAAAAGGACAGAAATCAAATACCTCCACCAACTACAAAACCTTTACCACGCCCTAACCGGTGAAGAACTGAAAATAAAAAATTAGATATGTCGTGGTGGAATAAGATTAGAAAGAATGATAAAGGCATAGAACCCGGCGACTATATCACATACAGGGATGAATTTCCGAACCTTGACAAATACTTTTATAAAGGCCCATTAAAAGTAATAAGAATAGATGATGGCCCCGCTTACGCAGGTGGTTCGTTCGTTATTTGTGAGTGTGGCAATGGCGAAACCGGATTTTACCTAAATGCAGTAAAAAAAAGCATAATGTCAAAGTATAGAATAATAAAAATTGAGTGCGGCAAGGAGGTTAGATATAGAATTCAGAAGCAGTTTATTTGTTGGTATTTCTCGTGCGGCATAATAGAAAATTACTTTCGGTATGAAGGCAGGGCTTTACTCATTTATAGAAATTACGATTTTGGTTCAATTGAATTGGCGCAGATAGTATTAGATAAAATAAAGAACCCATTTAAAGAAACATATAATGAGAACAAAATAGTAAGGGTTTTCGGAGATGTTCAAGCTGCCTTGTATATAAAAACATTGGGCGATATATATATAAATAAAAGCAACAAAAAATGGTGGAATAACAACCCTACATATGAGTATTCCGAAAGTCTTGAAGATTTAAAAAGGCAAATTGATAAAAGAACGGCAAAAAAGGTAATTACAATAATTAATTAACCATGCTCTTAAACTTCCCTTCCCTTGTTAAAAAATATTCCATCAAAGCCGATGGTTGCATACACGTGGGTGCGCATTTCGCGCAAGAGCACCCCGACTACGTTGCTGCCGGAATAAAACGATTTGTTTACATAGAACCATGCGCGGCAACCTTTAACGTCCTTAAAAATAAGTTCTCCGCCCACCATCATATCCAATTGTTTAACGTTGCCTGCGGTGAAGTAGAATGTGAACAGGTTATGTACACAGGAAGCCAGAATGAAGGACAAAGCAATAGCCTGCTGAAGATGCAGAAACACCTGCAGATTCACCCTGGTATTACATTACCCAATACCGAGCTAGTAACGGTTAAACGCCTGGATAGTCTGGGGTTGGCTCACAAGGGCTATCAATTGCTTGTAATGGACTGCCAGGGGTTTGAAGGACGGGTTCTTAAAGGCGCCACTGAGACGCTGAAGCAAGTCAACTACGTGTATACAGAAGTGAATCGCGATGAGGTTTACCAAGGATGCACGCTTATCGATGAGCTCGATGCAATTCTGCATGAATTTGATCGGGTTGAAACCGGCGCATGGGTAGGGAATGCTTGGAGTGATGCGCTTTATGTACGAAAAAACAAAATAGAATGATCAGACGAACATTCCCCCGAACGGCTTACGCAACAAAGGATAAAGCGTTCTTTTATACCCCGATCGAATTTCGGATTAAGCACCCGCACCCCTACCCGGAAGACAACAAGCATGAATTTGAGCGGTGGTTTTATGACAATACACAACCTGAAGAAATAACCGGAAGAACATATCTGCCAATATTTTGGACTGCGTATTGGGTGGCCAATGGCTATGCGACAAAAGAGAAAGGCCGCAACGCTATGCAGCGGTTCATTGACGGTCTGCCACGTGATAAAAAGTACTTTACTATTTGTCAGTACGATGATGGTCCTATAATTGATTTTAAGGACCTGGATATAGTTGTGTTCGGAATGTCTGGCGGCCGGATAGATTACCCTATCCCGCTTCTCTGCCAGCCACACGGCTATAAGTTCGACTGCAAGCGGGATATTTTCGCATCGTTCGTTGGGGGTGATACGCATCCGATCCGAAAACAGTTGGTTGAGCAGTTCGCCGGTAAGAAAGATTGCATGGTAATGATTAAGAAGCTGCCCATGAAGGACTATTGTAATGTACTGGCGAGATCAGTGTTTGCGTTGTGCCCGCGCGGGTATGGGAAATCCTCATTTCGCATAATGGAGGCAATACATTATGGTGCAATTCCGGTTTACGTGAGCGATGAATTTGTTTTTCCTTTTGGTATACCATTCAATTCATACGGGGCGACTATAAGCAATAATGAAAATGCTTTTAGTTTCCTGAATGATGTTCGAAAAGATTGCATTCCAATATTGCAGAAAGGAATTGAAGAAATAAAGTCTCTATTTGGATATGAAGGCTGCCGGCAAAAAATACTTCAGGAGGTTAATAAATGAAACTTTCCATTATCATCCCTTACCGTAACCGCGCCGGTCACCTCGCTAAATTCCTCCAACACTACCGGCCCCGGCTACCGAAAGCTGAATTCCTGGTAATTGAGCAATCCATCCATAAGCCATTTAACCGTGGTTTAATTAAGAATATCGGCGCCTTACTATCGGATTCCGATTACTTCATTTTCCACGATGTGGATATGTTGGTGCAGGGCACGCATGATTATTCCTACCCCGAACATCCCACGCACCTGGCCACGCATGCAAGTCAGTTCGGTTGGAAGATGCCGCATGATAAATACTTCGGAGGTGTAGTCGCATTTAACAGGGCTGATTTCGACAAGATAAATGGGTATAGCAACCTATTTCCCGGCTGGGGTGGCGAAGACGACAGCCTGTATTACAGCGTATTAGCTGCTGGGTTACAGGTTGCCTCCCGCGAACATCGTTACCTTTCACTACCCCATCCAAAAGATCACCCTACCGGTTACGATCCCGTCAAAATGGAGCAGGCTAAAGCTCCCCGGCACCCCGATGATGGGTTAAATAATTGCCAATATTCGACTGTTGGCGAGCGGACTATACCCCAGGGGCGGATTATAACAGTTGATATTTAAATGATTTTGTACATTTCGACCCTAAAAACCCAGAAAAATATGAAATCAATATTACCATTACTGTTATTAATATGCTCAAATGCTTTTGCTCAGAAACTTACTATAAAAAAAACGGTTGATAAAATGGATGGTGAGGTCTATTACTCAGCTTCCAAAGGACTGAAGGCGGTGAAGGATGCCAAAAAATGGTTCCTTATTGAGCCGATTATTAAAAAGAATGAAGAAGACAAGGTTGAATGCACTGGATTATTTATAAAGTTTTCAGGCATAGGTGCATGTAACCAAAATGATGTATTAGATTTCCTTTTTGAGGATGGCAGTAGATTGCAAATAAAAGCCTGGAATCAATTTGGGTGTAAAAGCAATTCAGGTTTCTTTATCGACTCTACTAATGCGTTGGGGGAATGCCTTACTTCAATTAAGCTACTTAATAAAGCAGTAAAAAGTATTAGGTTTTCTAACGGAAGAACTCACGATAATCTCACCGTGGATTTACCCTTAAAAGATCGGAATTACTTTGTTGAATTAAATGAAGCCTTAGGTAATTAATTCTCTTTGTCAATCTCAGTATAACAACTTCCGCAAACAATAGTATCCATTGCACTTTCTTTACCGCCAATTACCGTAAACATTTGATATTGTTTTCCGTAGATAGGTTCTTTACAGGCAACACATGGCTCGCAAGTGGTGGGAATTTCCTTCCAAATGATTTCAATTTGCATTAAATCTGATGCCATATCATGAATTTGCTTCTTTCCATGCAATATACGCAGGAGTTGCGAAAACTCTATCCTTATCAGCTTGCGGCACCTGGCGCTCATTAACCGGGCGAATACTATGCCCGCACCGGTAACCGCCGCGTCGGATAAAAAAGTTACTCGCATCGGTGCCGGGGATCATGCCCGATGGCAGCCCGGTCTTTTCGTAGATCTCCACCGGTTGACGCTTTCCGGTCTTTTTATTGAGGTAGGTAAGCCCTTCACCGCGCAGTAATGCCGGCACCTCGCTGATATGGAAGTATGGCCGGTCGGTCATGGCATCGCAAAAAGGGCGGGTGGTAAGAATATCAGTATTATCATACTTGAACCAGGTATAGCCCAAATCAGACGAAACCACTTGCGTGTACTGGTTGCTATACTGATTCACCGCATCGGTCGTTATCTGCCCAATGTACTTCTCCATGGTCCCCGGTGTCTGAGTATTCACCAGGCTTTCACGTAATTGGTCTGACAGGTCTTTATAGCTGCCGCCTGTCGTTATGTTTGTTCGGAGTATATCAGCAATGGGGTCAGCAATATTGGCACCTATCCCCGCCTCAGTGAGTTTGGAGACAGTATCTGAAATCGCCTGTTCTTTAATAGCCTGCAGTAATGGTTTTGGCTTAAATTGCTTTTCGATTCCGCGCCAATAGTCGTTCTGCAAGGCGGTGATCTCATTGAATGATTTAGCAAAGTCTTTTACCTCTGCTTTATACTCTGGTGTTAATATTAATTTGTTGAGCTTGTTTTTAATCGAATTGATCAGAGAAAGGTTTTTCACCGTGGCTTTTATCTTTCCATTTTGCAAATCCAGGTTGCGCAGATCTTCCTGCAATGAATCATAAATATCTTTTTGAATAGACGGTATACGTTTATTCATATTTAATATTGATTCGTTGATCTTTTCCAGTATTTCGTTAAAGTCTGCCATTGATTAAGCCGCTTCGTTATTTCTTACTTCCTGGTTAACAGCCGCAATAATACCTTTTGCCGTATCGAGTTTATTGGTTATCTCAATAGCATAGGTCAGCAACTTTGCTTTTTGATCTTTCAGCGCCAATCCAGCAAACTTCGGATCTTCATCTAATGCCCGCTGAACGAATTCAGTAATATTGCTGCTTACAATATAAGTTTCCGGTAATATCCCCTTATTTGAAAGCCTAGCCATCTTTTCATCTTCGCTGATGTTTGGGAGCGGGTCAAGTTTTAGTGTAAGCGAAACCAGGTCGCGCACCGATTCGTCGGTATTGAATCGCTTACTTGCGTAGTCCACCTCCATGGCGTTTACTATCACTGGATTTGTCTTACCGGTTTTGGCCGAGTTCAATTCGGTCTGCATGTTCGTGATCGATAATAGGTCGTACTTTTCGGGTACCGGGATTTGGGGTAACATTATATCGATTTCCTCGAAAGTATATAAACCCTTGTACCGGTAATAAGCGGTGATCTTATAAGTAAGATCCATTAACTTTACTATATCTTCAGCAATGGCGTGAATGGTATTGTTACGCTCATCCCGATCAACCGCTTTAGCCACTCCCGATTGAGCTAAGGGGACTTCTGCTAACTCCTGAAAGTTAATGGCAGCCATCCCATCGTAAATATGCTGCCTTACACTGTCTTCCATCACTTTCACGATTGCAATATCTTTCACAACATACCCCTTTGGAGGATTTGGAATTGCCCCACCCCCTTCTATTGCAGATGGCTGCCGTATAAGTAATTTACCATAGGGACCTGTCGATATATATCCATTTTGGCAACCTGCGTCACAAGGAACCTGAACAGGCGTTGCAGTATCGCAGCCGTCAAACCATAATGGGTTTCTACGTTGTCCCGATCCTTTGCATGTCGCACATTCATGCTGCGTAAACTCCCATGGCTCCGGGTATACGTGCAATACCTTAGCCGCCTGCAGGTCGCTATATTCGCGTAATGCTTCGTCCAGTTCGGGCAGTATCCCAGCTATCCGGCTCTCGTAAAGAAAGTTATGCCCTTCGGTTTCACAGACGACGCCCCCCATTTTGAAACAGGGTAATATTCCCAGATTATGCTCATATGGAATATTCGGCGCCATTGTACCCTTAGCATCGATCTGATCGTACTTTGTAATCGCAAACTCATCAACATAATACCATGATCTGCCCTTTTCAAGTGCGCCTTTTTTTGTCACATACATGCACCCCAATGGATTACTTAAAATAGCATGGTCGCCATATTTAAACTCTACTACATCGCAGCAATCAAACAGTATAGGGTAAGGTTTTAGAAAATCAGTTTCAAGAATATCGGTAGTTAACGGCATAATCAAAACAACCCCATTCGAATCAGTCAGATATTTTTTCAACGCAACTGAAAATATCCAATTGGTAACCGATTCAAAATAAGGAAAATGTTTTTCACAGTAATTTTCCAGACTTTCACCTTCCCGTACTTTTGTAAATACACCTAACTCCGGGTATTTGATAGACCAATCCGTACTACGCCTTATTGCGCCCAGGCTAGAAAGAATCCGGTTAAATGTTGGCAGCGTTTTAGGCACCCATATTTCTTTACGATAATCCTTCACTTCCAAGGGCTCATTGGGGCGCCGGCATCCAATTAAATGCTCAGGATAACACCCTTCCGCGTGCGGCTCAAAAGCCCTGCACTTCTTATTGGTTTTGTCATAATAATAGTGAGTTTGCTTATCGACAAAATAAGGCTTCAGTATATCGTATGATGGTAATTCGTAGGCCATGCTTTACATTTTTGCCCGGTCAGGGATGAATGATTTTTTATCAATTAAAGGAAATATATGTTGTGTCTGGAACTTATTAGCCGCGCATTTAATAACACGGTCGTATAACTTCTTAATATCGCCTGTAGCGTAATTACTTCCACAGCTTAGAAGGTAGTACCGGTTGTAGATTTCCTCGAAACAAGTTGAGTTATTACCATGCAATCGCGGCCACAAAGCTGGTACCCATTTGTATTGATGGGGCTCTATGCCGTGAATCGCTGCGCTGATATTGATTCCCAATTCGTCGGGAACTTGGTTGCCAAACATGATTATACTTTTCAATCCGTGGTCAGCGTTTATCTTTCTCGCGTCTATAAAAAACTGCTTTACTTTTTCCGTTTTCTTAAAGTAAATAACCTCACTGCGCCATTGATATATTTTACCAGTTAGATCATATTTTTTTACAATCTCATCCACATCGGCCCAGAAGTAATATTTTTTACTGATTTCTGATCGGTCGGTGGTTTCAATATTAAAATACCCTTCCGTTATGCCTGTGTATTCATAAGTAGAAAGTTCGGCTATCAATTCACTCGGGCCGCGTTTCGGCAACCAGGCCATATCTGCATCAAGAAAAAGCGTTTCTTCGAAGGGGCTTAGTTCATCCAAATGAAGTTTACATGCAAAACCCTTTACCTGAGATTCCGGTAACAAAATCATTTGGTCGAAGAAACGCCGTTGGCCTGCACTCAAATGATTAAGCGAATTTTCACTATGTATTAAGCAGATAGGAAAATCCGGTTCTATGGCTTTAATTGACATACTTAAATTATATGCCATACGGCCGTAATATGGATGCCCAGTAGCAAGTAATAATATTCCTTTTGATCTTAACATAGTCCCAAGCATAATATTTGTATGTCACTATTTTGAACAATTATTTCTACCGGATTACAATCACTAGTCTGCAGCGCACATATTGTAACGTTTCCAGACGGAGGAACTAATACATCCTGTTGGGCGCCATTGCAATCGATATAAGAGACGGATAGAAAATCAGATAAATTTTGATTTTCTAAACTATATTGACCGCAGGTTTCTGTTCCACTGGCCGGGTCTGTTGTAAAGTCTATATATACGCTGTTACTTCTATTATCGTCATCACAAACACTATTGACATAAAATCTATAATGAGTTGATGCAGTTAACCCCATTATATCAATTGCGTTTTCTGGTGGAAACGCTGTACCGCCATCGACTTGATTAACCAAATCGGTAATTAAATATAATTGCCATTCATATGATATTGCACCGACAGGTTGCGTCCAACTAATGAAGCAATGCACATCTGATATTGCGTCTATTGTCAAATCAGTAGGCGCCAGGCAGGCCACCTCACTGCCATTTACATTTGCAATAACATTAGCTTCATCATATGAGCCATTTGGACATTGTGCCCGGTAAGTCACTAAAATAACGCCATTTGCGCTTGGAAGACTTGGTTTTGCATGGATCACTATATCGTTTCCTGATATTATGCAACTATCCAGGAAATCGGTATTATATGTCACTAAAGAAATAACAACCGGGCTACAACAAATTTCATCATTCGCAAGCACATCAACTGTAATAGTATCGTCCTCATTTATCGTTCCTAAATTATCATCTACGCATACTACTTGTGATATATCTTCACATGTATGACAATTATCATTTGAATAATTGAACGGCGTAACCTGCACTTTAAACGCGGCCTTTGCTAATGGATAATCTAAAAATTTATTCCAATCTATATCATAAGAACCGTCTATGGAAACGCCACCTAAATAATAACGGCCTTCAATAATAACATCGTCATGCTTCAATGCAATAATCAACCTCTCGTGAATTTCTTTTGGCAAATTATCCGTTTCCCCTTCGAATGTTTTTAGCACTGTTGCAGACAATGTTTTCCTAGCACCATTGGCTAGGCGGAATACGTTTTCTTCAGTCGGAAACTGTGGCCGTGTCACGTAGAAAGGCAATCTTATTCTGTTCTTAAAAGCCATAATTAATTTTTATTTGATCACAAGAATGCCGCTTGCATTTCCGCCAAAATCGGCATTAATTACATTTACGGGATACGCATCAAACGAAATGGTTATACTCATGTTTAATAGATTGCCAGAGCCGTCAGCTATCCATGCGGAAACATTGGGCACCGGCCCGTACGAATCTCTCAGCATCTGTGTATAAGGTATTGATAGAGTGCTTTGGTTTGTAAATGAAATAATCGTAGGCTCGCATGATAGTTCTTCTGTATTGGTTGTTCCACTTCCACAATAATTGAATCCGAAACAATTGTCATCGCACCCGTATTCTATTACAGAGGTAAAGCAATTATCGGTCGTTCTTTCAAAACAATTGCTACAAAACTGAACCAATCCAATCTGCACACGAATCTTAAAACATTCATTATACTCAATAACAGACGCGAACCCTGGTACGCCCTGCGCCCAATTAACTAGCAATTGAGTGGCGCTTAACCTAAATATTTCAGGTACGTCATTGTATGGGTTTCCCGTGAACTCAAGTAAATAATCCTGATCATCGCAGGCGTTAACTATACCTATAGCTATCGGAGTACCATAAACACCGCACAAAGCATCGATCTCACTTTCGGTGCCATTAATATAAACCTGGAATGCTACATCGCCATCTTCATATACGGGAAGGCAAAATCGTAAATTATTGAAGATGCAATTGTCAATAATTCCTGACTCAGAGAATTGAACAAATGATTGTGCCGGTGATGTGATACTATATGCCATTTATCAGTTCTTTATACTTTTCATATAATATTTTAATTAACTCCTGCTGATGAGCAGATTGGATATTTTCAAATTTGATATCTAAAACAAATTCAATTTGCTCAGTTATTTCTTCATCGAGTTCTTTTGCCATTTAATCCCACTTTAATTTTAATGTAAAATCTGCCTCTCCTTTATTTAATCGATACCTTAAATCCTGTATGTAACCTTTCTTCCACTCTCCGGTACCGCATTGAAATGATATATATCCATATGGATTTGCTTTTAAAGTTTTGTAGTCAGCAATACTTAATGGGTATTTAAGCTTTGCAAACTCTGGTTTCCATAATGGCGTCGCATCCACTACATCAGCAAAGTCAAGCTTGCCTAAATCCCGGTTTTCTTCCTTTACTCCATTTTCCAATTTACACGCAGGATATGCCCCGCCTATTTCACCCTGGGCAAGAAAGTTTCCGGTACCAGAACTGAAGAATAATTTATTTGAAGTGTCATTTATATTTGGGTAGCTATTTGCAATTGACTTAAACCAGCGCATAAGATTTGAAAAAGGCCTTATTCGCCAATTGTAAAGGGTCTGTGGACTGAAAACATTGGCTGCATTGTCAACATTACCTTGCTCTACAATGAAATTATAAGCCTGTCGTTCTACGCAAATGATAAATGTTTCGTTATCGTAGGTAGTATCTGCGGCACCGGTTGCGGCAAAACTTTGCTGCCTGGTTGTTTCAATTGGGTAGCTGCCGGCAATTAGTTTTGACCGAATGTCAATAGGGTTATTTACTGACGAAAGTCCGGTTCGGTATTTCCGATTACTATTAGGTTCATCAAGACCATTCACTTTTTGGACTTCCCATTTCTCATAACCACTATCAATATTGCTATAGTGAAGTTGCTCCTGAATAGATATTTCAGGCTCTGGGACAAAGGGTAATACCAATATTTCCTGATCCTTATAAAAGTACTCAACCGGTTCTATGCGCAGCCAACTATAACCCGGTATATTTGGGTTATCCTCTATTCCCATACCGATATTATCAATTCCACGTAATCCATCAAACAAATCCTTCAGGCTTGAAAAGAAAGCAGCATTTTCGGCCTTACGAATTTTAAGGCCACTTGTGACGACCCGTAAGGCGCCACATCCATCTTCATCAGTTGAATAAGGTTGGCTATCCGTGCGTCCATAATAATCTGATTTTACCTTTAAGCAATTATCCGTAATAGCTTCCGTAACCCTACTCAGTGATTCGTGTATTGCATAAACATTTGCATCAGTTGACGGACATACTTTTGTAATTGAAACTCTAAAATAAGTTTCCGGGTCAAATGTATTGCTGATTGTAAAATCTCCGGGTAACACCGCCAATTCCAGAACAGCATAATACCCATAACCAAATTTCAGTTGTATTGAGCCAGTGAATGTTTGATCGTATATTTCATCAATTGGGCGAGACCATCCGCCAGGGCTAGTTGGAGGAAGGATATCAAACTCTTGTATCACAGTAGCATCTGGCCCTAACGTGTCATCATCTTCTAATGGAAACCATTCCAACCATCTGAGTTTAGCCCATAAGAAATCATTATTACCGTCCGCAGTAAAATGACCCTTTAGTCTTATTTCATATTCCGCGTCACCACTAAAACAACTAACATTATCTTCAAATAATATTTGAGGCGATGGAGGCGGGCCACCAAATGCTTGATTCGTGGAAAGATTGGTATTAACTGAGGCTATTTGTCCTGTATCAATAGAATTAAATATTTCTCTTAAATAAATAGGTCGAATGTGTACGTAGCCGCTAAGCAATGTCTCCGGATCTCCTGTTGCCGCCGTGTCGCCATCTAATGCAACGTAACCTTCTGCCCGTACGTCCAATGCTTTTGCCGGCAACTCCATTTCAAAGTTTAACCTGGCATATTGCTGCAGGGCCGACATTTTATTGAAAGTAGTCGTCGCATCGAGATCAACCTTTTGATCATACCGGTTGCGCAAGGTCATCAGGCATCCTATTTGCTCAACCGGTATTTTAACCAGGCATGTATTCCCGCAACTTTCAGTATATTTTCCAAAATCAAGCCTGCCTTCGAGTATTGTTTCAGGTTCATCATATATGCCACATGCTTGCAATGCCTTGAAAGTAACTTCTGATTTTAACCCTTCGGTCTTTTTTTTATTTATAAGGTAAGCAGCAGCAGTTCCATAAAAAGCCAATTCTGACGTACTGGCCTCGAAAAATATTCCATGCCATGTATCATCCCGCTTCAAATTCAATACAATATCTGCGAAGCCCTGGGGTTCCTCAATTTCAAGATCGTCTAAGTAGAATTCGAAGTACATTTATTATTGTCAATACTTTTTAAGTTCAAGTTCCAAGGAGTCGATCCTTCTTTGTAAATCATCTGCTTTAAACGCCCATTTATAAGCTATAGACTGTAGTTTATTATGGTCTTTGATAATTTCATTCTCCTCACCCTTAATCTCTTTTATTGCCTTTTCATATGATTTTTTATACGCTTGCGCATCTGCATATGACTGCTTAGAATTATTCTCTTTACTGAACTTTAACATGGTTTCATAACCCATCAAATAATTAGCGGCTGATGAATATGCTCCACGTTTCATTTCAGCTTCATACCATTCGTTCTTTGTTTTCTTTATCAACTCAACGATCTCAGCCTTCTTATTACCGCATGCTGCCAGGATAATTACAAAAAGAACAATTGTTAATTTTTTCATATACTTAATTTTTTAGTTAATAGCACTAAAAATAAGAATATGTTTTATTATTTACTACTATATCGCTTGTCCATATATTTTTTACGGCTTTGCCCCTCCTGCACCCATATCTTTAGACCATGTTCGTCTATGTTCACGTTAGTTCCTGGCATCTTATTAAGCGCTTTCACTAATTCCGCTGCCATTTCTTTCGCATCCAGTTGCTTCTGCACCGGCGCTTGCCATTGCATTAACTGTTTATCTACAGTAGGCATGAGCATTTCTTTTGTCTCAGTCGGATTGTAAACCTTATCATCCTTACCCAGCCATACCAATGTTCTCTTTTTGGCTAAATACAATTGGCCGTCACGTTGCATTAACTCCATTCCAGCTTCACCGATTTCACCAGGCCCTTCATATCGATCCTTTTTACCCTTGGCGAACTTGGGGATGGGGCGGGATGCGATAGCTGCAATTTGAGCAGCGCCTAACGCGGCGGCTATAGCGGCCAGTATTGCATTAAAAGGAGGCGGGGCACTTGCAAGGGCCACTGTTACGGCCTGAGCAGTATTTATGAAAGCGTTGAAGAGCGCCAGGTTCTTCTCTCTCTGCGCTTGCTCCCGTTTAAGTTTCTTTTCTTCAATATCGATTCGCTTATTCCTTTTTTTGGCTTCTTCTTCGGTTATTGCCCCGGCTTCTAACAGTTCAGCAACCCTTTGCCTTTCGCCTTCAATGCGCTGATTGTCTTGTTCTGCCTGGTTTGCGTTTATGTCTGAAATGACCGTAGCTATTGCATTTAATGCAGCGAAAGCAACCTCTGATCTAAGTTTATTTTGCTCTTTTGTTTTCGCAGTTATCTCTTCTTCAGTCTTTTCGTTTATTTGTTTCTTCTGATCTTGAAGTTGTTTATATTTTAGATTGTAATCTTTATCGCTTATTAACCGTTGATCTTTTTCATCTTGCAATGCTTTTAGCCTGGTGTCAATGTCTTTAATTTGCTCGGTTGCTAATTGTCGAATGGCGGACTTTCTAACTTCCAATGACTTCTTTTCATCATTAATTGTTTTTTGCAACGCCCGGTTACTGGGCCCGTTATCAGCCGTACGGATATCAATTTCATACTGAGCGGCGTCTTCAATAAATTGTTTACGGACCGCCAGTATATCAGCGTCACGCTTCGCATTGATCTCTTTTATCTTAGCAGAATTGCCTTTGGCCGCATCAACCTCGGCAGCGGCCGCCAGTTCTATATTGGCTATCTGTAGAATAAGACGATCATCGTCGCTGGTTTTAATCTGGGATATCTGCGCCTCATTTACGCTGATTTGATTTTCAATTGCTTCCCTGCGAACCCGTTCATTAAATTCTCGCTGCAATTTTAATCGGTCTTGAAAACCTTTTTCAATGATTTTCTTTTTCTCATCTTCACTGAGCTTGGTATTTGTCAGTTCACTGGCAACCTGTAGACTGATCTGCTCCTTTCTTAAATCTAGTTCTTCCTGGGACCCCTCGCGAACGTTCACCAACTGGGCTTCGACCCCTTGCAATTGTAAATCTATGCGGCGTTTATTTGCAACCGCTATGGCCTCTAAGTCTTCTTTACGACCCTTTTCGGCAATAGCCTTTCGTTCGTTCGCTAACAATCCGTCTGCATTCAATTCTAATGCGGTCCGGGCTGCAATCAACCGCCTTTGTAGGCTTAATTGGTTTTTACTACCTTCTTCGGCAGCGGATAACTCAGATTCTAAACCGGCGATAGTATTTTTTAGTCGTTCTTCATTTAGGATTTTTTGTTGTTGAAATGTTAAGTTGTTGATATTAATCTGATCAGTTAAAGTCTTATCCTCTAGCTTGCTAATTTCCGCGTCAACCTCTTGTCTCTTTTCTAAATCAGCCTCGGCATTATTTGCTTTCGCTTGTCTCAATTCCTCGAGCCTTTGTTTTGTTATATCTGCAACCTTTTTCTCATTTTCTATTCGCTGATCGGCTATTTTACTACCAATTGCCCCCTCATTCTCTAATGCATTTATAACCGCATCGCCTGTTTGCTTTGCAGCCTCTGATCTTGCTTCAAAATTCTTCGCTCCCTGCCCCAATGCCACATTTAAACTGCTCGTTTGTTGCCTGGCAGCGGCGGCACTACGGCCGTATGTCGCCAGGATCGTTATAAGACCAGCCACGGCTACAACTAAAATGCCTATAGGATTTGCGGCCATCGCAGCGTTAAGGGCCTTCTGGGCAACTGTAGCCGCTCCTCTGATAATAATTGATTCAGATTCTAATCCCGTTTCAATAACCTTTTGGGCATTCTTTACTTTGAGTTGGATATTAGCAGCAAGCAATGAAAGTGCGCCTTCTTTTTGAAGCGCATTGCCTATGGTCTGCAGCCCCTGCAGTGTTGCCATAACTGCATTTACCTTAAGTAAAGTTTTTTGCAGATCCTCGTTCTCGTCTCCAAACAATGCAGCTGCTCCTTGCGCCACAGCAAATCCACCAGCGACAGCCTGGGCGGTACCTAATAGATTGTCCAATGTTCGAGTATCACTTCCTACATTATTTATTTCCTTTCCAGCATTTGCCATTGCTGATTTTATATTAGCAGCCTCGGCAACCAGATTCTGAAACGCCTCAGTACCATCATCTCCAGCCAATTTCATGGCCGTTATTTGCTCGGTAAGAACTTTCAGCCTGGCGCGTAAACTATCCGAAGACTTTTCTACTTCCGTTTGGCCACTGCCCAATGCGACCGCAAATTCTTCAGCACTTACCCCAGCCTCTTTCAGCATTTCCAATACGCCTTCATTAAAACCGGTCATGAAATCCTGGGTAAAACTTTTGGTCGCTTTGTTTACATCTTCCAAGTTCTTTTTGAGCGGAGCGGTTGCGCTGGCTGCAGATTTAATCGCAGAAGATTGTTTACTTATTTCGGCAGTCGTTTGCTTAAAAGCCGTTGCCAACTTGCTATCGATAGCGCCAGTCTTTTCCAGCTTATCTATAGTTGATTCAAGCTGTTCATCGTTTGTTACAAACTCAATGATTACCTGTTGCGTTTCTGCCACTGTCTTTAATTTGCTTTTTGAGTGAAGCTAGTTTCGTGTCGAGTATCGAGTAATACTCCGGAAGTGGCATGCGGTTGTACGCATCGATTAGAGAAGGATTAAAATCGGCAAGCCAATGTATCTGCTCAGTTTGATCATCTACTGATTTGCCGACAATATTTTTGTAAGATCGGTTAGGTGTATTCCGGCGACTTGCTCGGCTACCTGAAAAAACATTTTTGTACTTCCTGTAGCAGGCCTTAAGGACGGTATCAATTCGCTGGACAGCCTGCTCAAAAAAAAATCAAGGGTATCGTCTGACTTCTTCCACTGCTCGATCTTCTTTTTGTTATACTCAAATGAATAGGAGTAAGGACTTTCGGTTTCATCAAAGAATATCACACTTGCCAGCTTATAAACGAAATCTGGTAATGGCATCAATTCCAGGCGCTCTTTTAGGTTCAGGTTTAACTGAGCGATGTACATTATATTGATCTTCTTAGGATCGCTCAATAGCTTCTCCATCGCGCGCGTATGCAGGTCCAGGTATTCCTTATCTACCTTCATTTCCATTTCCGTATAAACAGCTATTGCAGCCAGCATGCGCCCGGTTGGCACCTCTGCCGTTTGATCGAACATGTAATAAGTCGTGCCGCCAAGTTGGAATGCCTCTACTACATTATGCTTACCATCAAGCAACTTGCTGCGGAAACGTTTCTTGAAGGGATTTCTCCAATTCATTTAAACTTTTTAAAGGAACAACTACTTCGTTCTTCCGTTTTATCTTAAACTGATTCTTTGTTTTACGGATATAGATCACATATTGTCCATTCCGGTATTTCTCATTGCGAACCCCGCCGCATTCGCAGGAACCGGATGGGTAGAAGCCGAATGATAATATCAAAGCATTATACTCCAACCTCTTTTATTTTCAATCCTACAAACGTCAATACTTTCGAATAACAAGGCATACAGTTCATTCCTAAATGCTTTTCGTTGCTGGTCTCGTTATAGAACTTAAATAGCACTTTCCATTCCTCACTATGCGAGTACTTGGATTGCAATACACTGATTCCTTTCACATTTTCGTAA